ATGCCGAAAGTGTCCTTAGAGGAACAGTACTTAAGTTTAGAAAAGCTGAACCGTTGTCTACTACAGACTTCGTTCAGCATTTCTTTACTAACTTGAAAGGTACTAACCTATTCAACCTGGAGAGCGAGGCAGAATACGTCTCGCTTTCTAAGGTTTTTGAAGATTATATTAAAACATCAAGAATACTTAAAGATACACAGAAAGAACAGCTGTTAGCTGAATATGCACAACCTCTAGGTCAGAACTTTGGACTTTCTCCTGAAGCAACTACAATTGAAGTAGCTGATAAAGACCTTATCATTCCGGATGCTCCAGAGAATATCAATAATGAGGTTTCCAACTCGGAGAAGAGAATACTTACTCCGTCTCTGAATGATACGTATGGCTCTGCTACAGTAGTAAAAGAGTACATGCTAAATCAATTCAGATATAATATAATTGAATCGTCTTTAGTTAATTTTACTGATGGTAAATTAATCAAGACTACTGATGATTTGAACATATATATTGCTAAATATAAGAATACTATGTTCAAGAACTTAGTCGATTATATTAAAATGACTAATGAAGAAGATGGAATTACTACAGATTTCAATATGCCTAACGCTATCTACATAGATGGAACTCCAGATGTGGAAGGTATGCAGAAAGTTCTTAGACTAGCTGATGAATTGTTTAAGGACATGCCTAGGTCTAAACTAGACAATGCATATGTCTCAAGAAAGCAGAAGTTCGGAGACCTGTATAAGAATCAAATGCTGATTGATGCGTTTAATGCTTGGGCTGTACTGTCAAATGGTAATTTTGATACTATTCTTAAGAATCTATTCGGAAAGAATATGGAGATTAAGAACAAAGGATATATTGGAATAGAAATTCCTGTATCAGTTAATAAATATCAATTTAGAGCTGGTTCTAACATGGTTAAAACCTGGAGAACTAATGAGAATGTGGATGCAATATCTGAAATAGGTAATGTGTCTAGGTTACTTATTGAGCAAACTCCTGTGCTTAACTTTACCACTGGAGAGCAAATAAGGGACAATTACCTTACACTTAAACAGTTCTTGCACTCAATGAATAAGCTTAAAGATGAAGCAAACTTCCTATACTTTGGAGATAGACTGCAAGAATTAGTTATTAACTTCCATTCAGCTCCTAATTATTACTTGAAGAGGATTCTTGAAGAAATTATTAACAATGGGGGAGGTTCTAGAATATTTCAAATAAATGATTTGAATGTATTTAAATCTATTTATGAGAAGTTCTATAATGATAGTAGAGCTAACTCTCTATATAACATTATTAATAACGATTACAAGCAATCCAAAGCTATAACCACCTATGATTTGCTTGATTCAATATCTGGAGTTGTAGATAGAACTAATAATGCTAAGTACATTCAGTATGCCATGAATCAAGACACAAATGACCTAGATTCTATGGAAATTAAACAAACTAATGTCAACAGACGTAAAATCCAGAGAGAGAATGATATTGATATTAGTAATGAATTACGTGGCAACAGACAAGAACTACTTGACAAGTGGGGAGTAGAAGTACATAACGCTACTCTGGGAGACATCTCATTTAAATTACCTTATAATGGCGACACTATTACTCTTATATATAATAGGGCTGCTATTGGTAGTAAAGGTCAAAAGAAACTTGAGTTAAGTCCTTCTGATAAGGTTAAATATGGTTCATTAGATACTATATTAAAAGAGCCTTCATTTACTACACTAAAAGCAATCTATGAAGAGAATAACCCTCAAACTATAACTCCACAGGAGAGACTATATGTATCTTTAGTAGAGTTTATGGATGATTTCATTAATACTAGATTCCTAAATGGCAACATAGATTTACTGGCGGCATTTAAGAATGTAAAAGAAGCAGACAATCTAAAATATCTAACAGAGAACTTAATGTCTCTAGCTAATAGTTCTGCATTTGTAAATACAGTATATAATGAGTTCGAGACTAACAATCCAGACAATTTAGATTTGTATTCATTTATTAAGACTCTTAAATATTATACTGATAAAGTTGACGAGGATAGTCCAGAAGCTAGATTCTACTACGACAAGTCATCTAACTCATTAAAAGCTATTGATGGTGCTTTAATTAATACTCTGAATGATTTAGTAGCAGCAGAGCAAATAGTAACTGGAGAAATATTTAAATCTGTTATTAAGAACGCTGAAGGTAATAATATTCCTAATAGTAGGATTGCTAATTTAGCTGGATTGACTAGAAGATACGTCACAAGAACCATTATAGAGAATCCGAACTCTTCTTTAAAGAATACATTATTTGGATTAAATCCAGGTATGCTTAGAGGTACATCAATTAAAACCGATGTTGTTAGTAGAACTGGAGTTAAGAAGAGTGCTACTAGTTTCTCTGTAGCAGAGATTGGATATTCTTCAATATTATATGACTTCTATGCTAATCTATTAAGGAAGGTTGACAAAGGACAATCTAAGACTATTAATGTTCAACCTACTGTATATTCTGATAAGGGAACATTCGTAATGTGGACCTTAACTGCCGACGGAATCAAACTTGTTGACGAGAATGGAGAAGAGTTTACTATTGACTTACTTAATTCATCAATTTCTGATTTAAACAAAGCTATTAGGTCTACTGTTGGTTCTTACTATAAGAACACATTTAATAATGTGCTTAATGATTATAGAAATGTATATAGAGGAAGTCTCGATACATTCCTACAGAGACTACAAGAGAATGGACTAACAGATGCTTATAATAGCATAGTTGGTAAGCAAGCAGCAGTGGATGCAGAGAATGCTAAAATAGAAGCACATAATGCTAAATTGGCAGAAGAAGTTGCTAAACAACAAGCATTAGCTGATGCGGCATTGCAGGCTGGAGATTATATGGAAATTGATGCAATTAATAACTATATATTAACAGAATTACAGCCTAAGGAACCTATTGACTTAGTAGACAAAATGACATTTAAAGACTTTCAAGCAATATTGTCAGTAACTACTAAAGGAGAATATGGTAGTATGTCTTACCGTAATGGAGTTCCTAATATTGATAATGTACATGTTAATAAGGGAGGTTCGTTTGTCCTAAATGGAAACAAGAAAGGCGGACTGTCTCCAAATGCTTTATTGAATTTTAATGCTAATGAGTTATATGCTAAGGAAGATGTATATAATAAAATGTTCTTGAGAGAGAAGAAGAAGTTTGTCAAAGATATGATTGATAATAATATGACATTCCCTCTTAGATACGCTAACGGTAGAGTAAACTCTGTTTTAAATAAGGCATTAAATACTCTTATTCCTACTGATAAGGCATCATGGATAAACAATGATACTCAAGAATTAATACTAGCTAAGCAAGGAGACAAGGTACTTAGTAGGTTGTCTGACTTAGATAGTACATGGTTAAGAAATGATGAAGATATTACTTTAAATCCTATTCTCGAAAGATACTTCTTAGCTGACTTTCTAACTTCAGAGAACTTGCGATTAGTCACTACAGGTAGTAGTATAGCACATCCTAATAAAGCTAAATATGGTAAAGTTAATCCTGTGTCATTTAATGGCATAGAGTTAGAACAATCTTCTAGAGAACTTGCAGAATTAAAAAGAAATGTAATTATACCAGGTACATTGCAGTACTTCCAACAGAACAGTTTATTAGGTATTCCTAAAACATACAGACTAGCCATTATGAGCGACGTTGCAGCATTTGTGTACAACTTTAAAGGCGAGACATCTACTGTAGATGCACATGACGGTTCTGCGTTCTGCAATCCTATTATGTCTTATTTAGAGAACTTCTCATTACAAGACTCTGCTGTAGGTGATGATAAAAAGCCTATTGGGCATGACTTCAATGGGGATTATGGTACTGCTTCTTTGTTGAAATTTGCTACATTCTCTACATACAATGAAAGAATGAGAAACTCTATGAAATCTGACATCAGTCTGTATAACATGTTTAGAAAGATGTCTGATTTCAAATGGAATCAGTCTACAAACCAGTTTGATAATGCTTATGAAGGAATAGACCTTACTAAGAACATATTCGGAAACACTATGGAGCTTAAAGATGTTACTGGTGGGGAAAGAATATTCTACAGGGACGGTAATAATCATTACGAGATATTAGGTCTTGACAGAGTAGGTGACGGATTATATAATATCAGAACTCAAGCAGTTAATGAATATGGTAATCCAGTTAAAGCTGTAGGAGACGCTAATGTAATGGTTCAGTTAAATGTTCCTATTAATTCATTATTTGAATTACATGCAGCATTAGGTGGAGTATATAGTGAATCTCTTAGAAATGGAGAACTTGCTTATAGTGATGCTTCCTTAGCCGTTACCGCTAATTATGCTAACAATGTAGGTTGGTATAGACCTAATGGAGAGATACCTTCTCAACGTAATACTATTCAGCCGCTTAAACATAAGATGATTGCTTACTTGGTTAATAAGTCTGCAATTAAAGTAGGAGCTCAAAATATAAATGGAGATAGTTCTTGGTTTGATAACAGTCCTTTAATGGAAATGGAATTTAATACTGAAGGTCTTGGTATTCAAATGGATGCAGACCATGTAGTAACTGACCCAGAACATCAATCTACAATGACAGAGTTCTCACAGGTAATCTCTGCATTAGAAGCTATGGGATTTACTCACAGTATGGCTAAAATGGCATACAAAGATTTGGGTAGAGTGGCATTATCATCAATAGGCGGCATTAGAGATGCAGTGTATACATTAGTTGGGATTAAACCTACTGACAATCCTGATGTTAAATCCGATATTTATGAAATAGTAGGTAAAGCTATTATTAAGGAGCTTAATAAGGACGGAGATGAACTTGGTACTGCTAAGACTATTATTGAGAAAGCTAAAGCAGAGTTTGCATTAGACAGAAAGAATAATAATTCTCATGGAACTGATGTATATAAAATACCATACAGTGACCCTTCTATCTTTGGTAAAACTTTATCTTCGTTTACATCTAATATTAATAAAACTGCTATTAAGAGGAAGTTCCCAGGTATGGGTGCAGTTATGGCCCCTGCATATAATATAGTACAACAATTCCGCATAGGAGGTACTAATTATAAATATGATGATATTTACAGGATTGCTTCCGAACAAGGAATGACTCCTGATGAGTATTTACAAAGTGAGCAAGCTAAAATAGAAGCACAGCCAGCATCTACTATAGATAGATTACTTCCTGGAGATAGAATCAAATTGCCTATTCAAGAAGTAGCATCAGTGGTGGCTAGAATTAGCCAAAATGCATTAGACAAGCAAATAGCTCTTGATTTGGCTGTTAAGAGAACTCTGACAGAACTTGAGAAAGCACAGAATGGAGACGGGGAAGGTGTAGAGATAGCTAAAGCACAGGATAACTATGACAAGGCTGTGTCTGCACAAGCTAAGAATCAAGCCAATTCCTTAATGACTGTAGACCAATATCTAGCTGATAGAGGTTGGAGTATAGAGGGTAGTTACGTACCGGTATATGTAAATGATTTTGATACGTATAACTTAGTAAAAGCTAATTTCTCTCAATTCTATACTGATATTACTAGACCTACAGACTTAAAGCCAGCAGAGATTTATTGGGAAGATATGACCGGTATGAGACATAGCATATTTGATATGCCAGCTATACAAAGGTCATTCAGTGAAAGAACTAAGTATGACGGAGGTAAACTTCCTAAAGCTTTAGATTCTGAAATACAAGCACAAATACAAGCAACATTCACGTTACTAGACAATGGATATATGCCTGTAACTGGTATTCAAAAAGCAGAGTACTTAGCAGACCCAGTCGCATTCAGTGACAAATATGCAGCTAATGGCTATATTAGGGATTTAGGTAATGGAGATATTGCTATTCCTATTCAGAATCTAGTCAATAATCCTGCTGAACTTTCTATTAGTAAACTATATGTAGACCAGTTTAACTTAGGACCTAATGATAGTATTAATGATGTACTTACACAAGGATATCAGTTCTTCGTTAATAGGTATGATAAATATCACGCTCCTAAAATTAAATGGTATGATATGATGTTTACTAGAGCTAATGGTAAACATGTGTATGTTGCACTCGGAGAAACTCCTTCTCTAATGGAACATCTATCGGTTAATAAGGCACTTACTGAATCTGATTTCGTTAGAGTTGGTAATAGTGTTATGAGGGTAGATGAAAATGGTGAGAAGATGTACGAGGCTGGATTCTATGATGAAAGTGGCGAGTATCATGAAGTAGTAACATCTTACAATGCATTAGGTAATAATACTACTGAAGAAGTATTAGTAGCTAAAACTCCTGACAGTGTTATTGATATTTATGGAATGGATAGTTTTGATTCTGTTAAAATTAACCAATACACTAAGAATAAGGAAATGATGCAGCAAGTAATTGAAGCAGGTTCTGAAAGAAATGATAGATTGCTTAAATTACTATTTGATACTTATAAAGAGAACGAAGGAGAAGAGTTCAGTGTGTCTAGATTGGCTTATCAATTAGACGGAATAGAGAAGAATCAGAAGATTATAGATGCCAAGAAGAAGTTTGTATCATTCCAAAAATCACTTGAATTTACAGTAGCTCGTATTCCTGCACAGACAATGCAGTCATTTATGAAGATGAAAGCTGTTGCATTTAATGACTCTGATAAGAATGTGGTACATGTATCTCACTGGCAAACCTGGCTTCAGGGAAGTGATTATCGGCTAAACCTACCGTTTAGGTTAGCTCCATTATAAATATTGTAATCACTATAATAAATCTCGTGAACTGACGGGGAACTCCTTAGAGTCTAACCTACTAAACTAGGGCAGAAATGTACTTAGTGGCAGTAATTAACTACTACTGGTATAGTAAAAAAGGTTAGAATTGGACAATCCGCAGCTAAGCATCCTAGATAAATATATTGATATAAGACTTGTTACTCGACAACATAAGTCCTATCTTTGTATTCATAAGGATGAAAGTTCATCGACTATCCCGTAAGGGAGTAGGAACTTTCATTTAGTGTATTAATTTAAACATTAAATGAAATGGCTAAAAGAAGTATAATTAAAAAGCTTAGTAAAGAGCAGAAGAGTCTTTTGATAGGACTCCTGCTAGGAGATGGAACAATATCTAGTAATTGTGTATTTAAGTTGAGTCATTCTGAAGCTCAAAGAGAGTATTTAGAATGGAAAGTTGGATTACTAGATGTTCATGGAATTAAAAACAATGGCGTTAAAGAGTATATATCATCTTGTGGGTATAACACTGGTAAAAAGGTATTGTATTCACAGATGTCTCTAAATCCGACCATTAAGGCTTTAAGGCGAACGGTATATACTCCAAAGAAACATATAACCAGGAAGTTATTAAATTGGATAACACCTCTAGGTTTAGCTATTTGGTATATGGATGATGGCTGTATTAATGTGAATACATCTAAGCAGCGTAGCTCTATACAACATACGATTAAAATAGCTACATGTGTGGATGAAGATACAGTCAATGTAATAATTGCTTACTTTGCTGAAGTGTGGGATATAAAGTTTAGACCTTTTAAAGAAGGTCGTGGAACATATTCAATCGCTACATCTTCAGAACTTGATTGTGACAAGTTTGTAAACATAGTAAGACCTTACATAGAGCAAGTTCCATCATTATTATATAAAATAAGAAGAGATTCAACTAAGCTTGAATTTATAGCGCAGCAGAGAGCTGCTTCCGAAGCGCGAGACACTCTTGAATTAGAGTGATGATATAGTCAGTCTTATATTGAAAGATATAAGGTAAACGGATATTGATAAAGCATATATCATGGGTTATGATTTTGATACCAGCGGACATTATGTAGGTTGGTCTCCGTATTTTAATTTTAATAGTATTGAGTCACTCAAAGCATCCGAAATGCTACCTACTCCTAATGGCAAGTTATATGCATATGGAAGTGGTGGAGTAGACATTACTAACTATCTAAACCAACTTAATAAGGAGAACTTCTATAATCCGGAATCTGTCCCAGTAATAGCAGAGATGCTTAACGCTATTGACGATGCTAGGATATTAACATATTCAGGTGAAGTTGATACCGATAATGCTAATTTCATTCTTAATAGAATTAACAATCATACTATGTATATGACTGAAGAATTTGATGAGAATGGAAAGAAAGCTAGAAACGGTAGACAGAAGATTAGAAGAAGCAACTTACTTCCTGCATTTAGAAACTCTGTATCATCTAAAATTAGCAATATTATCCAGAATTTGAAGAATATGAACCAGGCTTACTCTCCTATTGAAATGGGAGACCCACAAAGGGCGGCTAAGGAATCAGCATCTGGACAAGAAGCTAATAAGATTACCATGACATCACCCTCATCCAAATGGGTAATGCAAATGCAGAATATGGACGGTAAACAGGTAATTGGTATTGCAGCTGTAGGTGAGAAAGTATTCTTTGCTAACTGTTACTATTTCAATGAAGGTGTTAGAAATGGAGACCAAGATTGGTTAGATAATATGTTCTTCTCCACTAGATTTGAAGGCATCCAAACAATGTTAAGTGAGAATGACAAACCTATAACAGTACCTACTCTAAGAAACATAATGGCTAACGTTAACTTCGATGATTTGGCAGTTAAGAAAGACTATTGGAGAAATTTAATAGTCAGAGCTGTAGAACAGCAATTGTCACCGGAGGATGTAGCTAGAGTAGTTCAAGAGCAATTAGGTATGCAACCAGACCAGTCATTAGTAATTTCTGCATTACTGTCAGCTGCTACTGATAATGCTAAAGAGTTGATTCTTTCTAAAATTAATGCAGGTCCTAATCTAGCTGGTATGTACTTACATATGATTATGTTAGGATTTAGTTTCAATGATATCGCTAAGTTCATGACAAGCCCGACAGTACAAACTGTAAATGACTTGATGAAGGTAAATGTATTTGATGAATATCATGACCATGCATCAGTAGACTCTGTAGTTAGAGCATTAGAAGAAGGTCCTAATATTAGAAACTACTTCGATTCTACTTCTTTAGGTAACTTCTTCAAAAGAGTACAAGAGAAACTACTTGACTCTGGAGAGGAAGCATTTGATAAGAGAGGTAATTGGATTCAAGCTATCAAAGATAGGTTTGCAGAAGGGGATTCCATTGATGATATATTCCCAGCCGTATCTTATAGGGAACACAGATTCTTGGAAGAATATAAGTACCTACAGAAGATGAGAAATAGGTTGGACATGGACAGATTTGCCGAATTTAAGAAGGTAAATAGAAGTGCTAGAGAGACAGAACTGTTAGGAAGATTCTACGGACTGAATCAAGGTATGCCTACAGATTTAGGAGGTAAGATGTCCAGGTTAAATACATATGAATCTGCAATTACTAGCAGAGAGCAACTATATAAAGATGACAAATATGAGAAAGGTTATAACCCGGAAGTAGTTATTAAAAACATCCTGAATGATAAGCCTTATCTATCTGAAGAGCAAGTAAGAGCTGTGGTCAACGATGCTGTTGCACAAGGTATTACTAATGGAGGATTTAGTATGAGGAAATTCCTTGACCCAATGAACTCTGGTTATAAAAAGTCAACCATAGCTTACTATAATCTAATAAAGGGAACTTGGAATATATTCGACATGATTGATAAAATTCCTCACTTTAAGGCATTGTTCGAAGTATATAACCTTACTGATACAACTGATGTAAATATCAGTACTAAATTCAATCTAGTAAATTCCTATAGAGAAGCTCTTATTAAAGAGAATCCTACATATGGTAGAGCTGTTACTAAAGAGCAACTAAATGCACTCGGTGAGCATGTAGACGATGTACTAATCACTGGCTGGCTGGCTAAACGCAACATTACCTTCAGAATGGATGAGGGTCAGAAGTATATCGGAAATGATATCACTCTGCATGATATTAAAGAAGGAGGCGAGGTATTTAGTTTGGCTACTAATGATGGAATTGCTAACTTTAAACTCTGGATGGAAAGAACAGTTATTCCGGAACTTCATAACGGAATGGTTGGAGATAAGAGGGTTCGCTCCTTATTAATCAACCAGTTTGTGCAAGGATTAAGTAGGAACAGACGTACTGACCCATTTACTAGAGGTAATACTACATATATGAAATTACCTATTGATATGATGAACGTAAGAACTGAATCAGACCAAGCAATGTTCAGTAGATACCAGAAAGATTTTGCGGCACTGAAGAGAATCAATCTGCAAGGATTGCCTCTTACTGACTGGTTCTTCTTATATAACTTAGTTGTTAATAAGAATAAGTACGGTGCTGACAGACTTACTACTTTACTGAACACATTTGATAAGACTGACGTTAGTGACTTACTAATAGAGTATCAAAAGTATGTAGGACAATCAGACTACGATTTGGATGTTAACATGGATACATTCTCATTAGAAGATGCACTTATTAGAATGGCTCCTATTATTAGTGAAAGTGCCAAGGGTAGAGCTAGAGATAAGTATATTAGAATGAGAAATGAAGAAACAGGTCGTCTTGAACTGTATGAAAGGGACGGAGAAGACTACTATGAAGTAAATGACATCCCAGACCCAAGTAATGTAGACATGCGAAGACTATATGATGATTACTTCGTTATTAGAACTCCAAATCAGAATGCTAAAATGAAAGAGTTAGTCCTTAATAGGAATGATTCTATGGAGAATATAGTTAATAAGATTAAGAGCTTAATGGAGCGCAATACTATACAAATAAGAATTAATTGTTAACATGAGTTGTACAGTAGAATTTTTAGTACATTCTAACGAGGGAGCCCCTAGCTTATTTAAGCTAGAGGTTCCTGACGTTAGTGAAATGTCTTTAGAAGATGCAATAGGAGCATTAATGGGAAATGTAGAGAGTTATAATGATTTTATTAATGCAGTAAATTCAGGAGGATTTCCTATTACAGCTTTGGATTCCAAGAATCTTGGCAAGGACGGATTACCAATTGGTAATTATAATTTAAATACAATTAAAAATGAGTTCCCAACTCCAAATATTACCTACTTAGTAGACAAGTTGCAAGGGGAAGGTGAGGACTTAAATAGGAATAATATACTACTCACTAATGCTAGATTTAGCCTTGCTTGGAATACCAATTATGGTATATTTAGAGACACTAGTGGCAGTTTGGCAGTTATTAAGCCTAAAGAAGAATATATAGAGACCTATCTAAAGCAAAGATATGTGAATACAGTATTAGATAAGGCTCCTAAAGAACAAGTTCAGGAAGTAAACAAGAATATAGAGTCTGCGTTAAAGATGCTAGCTGCAAGTAATGATACTTCATCTAGAGTGCAGACTATCATGAAATATATAGGATACGACTTTAACACCAACAGTATTCATGGTAATGTTATACCTGCTTTTGTGAATTACTTCTATACTAGTGCTACTTTCAATGATGCATTATATAAGAATGGGCTTGTTAGTAAATTTAATGAGCTGTTTAATCAAATAATAGGTACTCCTACTACTGAAATTCCTTCTTATTCAGATACTACAGTCCAAGCACTAGTAGATAGGGCAGAAGTATCTGGGAACTACTTACGTATATCTAAGAAAGATATGCAGGATTTTATGGATGCTTACAGCTACGGAGAATTGTCCGATGAATCTATAGTATCTACTATACAAGACCTGAATAATAAAATTGACAATGAGAAGTTCTTAGACATTGCATTTATAAGTGATGGGGGAATATTATTAAGAAATACGTTTAAGCAGCCGGAGTTTGACAAGACTATAGTTAACACAGAATACTCTGGAGAGTTAATAGAGCCTATTGAAACTGTAGGGGGTTATAATATCGCTAAATATAATGACAGATATTATATAGACAGTAGGATTGTTACAACTTCAGACGGGCTGAAAGGAGCAGGAGTAGATAATCTCAAATATGCTAGAAGTATTGCCAATAAACTATTAGACAGACCTATAGATTTGAAATCGGTCACTAGTAAACTCAAGAATGGAAGTTTAGCAATACAAAGTTACCAATCCTTACAAATTGGAGACAGATTCTCCGTTTTGGATATAGAATTAAATGATAATATAAAGCTATACAATGACAAGGATTTAGTTAAGAACATTACGTTTAACAACTTCATGTCAGAGCTTAATAAGAAACCCCAATATAAGAAACTAATTGGCATACTCAAAGAGCAGGGACTTAATATAGAATCTATACTTAACACTCAAGAGAAATTGGAGACTTTCTTCTTATTAAAGAATCAATTAAGAGACCCAGACATTCATGCTTCTCTATATAACAGTAAAATACCTAGCATGCTAACTCAAGATAAACTAGACTATGAGCTGCAATTAATGACAGAAGCTTTAAATACAATTCAGAATGCTACTGAATCTGTATATGAAGTAACTGGGGCAAATGGGGACAAATACTCATTCAGAAAGCTAGAATCAGAAAGAAGTGTACCAGTTCACAAGAAAGTACCCAGGTCATTTAAAAGTGAAATGGTAGAGATAGCCAATCACCTTAGTAAGAACTATGGTATTAATGTTAATGTAGTTACTGCTAGAGAGATAGCTTCTAAATTCAGAGGTGTAATTCCTAATGCTGGAAGAACTAATGCATTTATTTATAATGGAGAAGTCTATCTAAATGTAGACAGAGCTACTACAGCTGATTCGCTGCACGAGTTTGCACATTTAATTATGGGTTCTATGAAGAGAACTAACCCAGGTCTTTATTATGGACTAGTTGAACAGGTAGAGTCTCTAGCGAATTATGATGATAAACTGGAAGCATTTAGAATGATAGGAGATACTAGGGCTGTTCCTGACTTGAATGAGGAGATATTTGTTACAGAGTTTGGTAATTACTTCGCTAGAATCGCAGAGCCTTGGTTTGAAGGTAAAGAAGCCTCACTAGAAGAAATGGGAAGAATATTTAAAGAGAAGACTCAAAAGACATTCCAAACTAGTGATGATATTAAGAATGAGAAGTTAGGAAGACTTCTTAATATGTCTATAGATAATATTATGTCTGAATTTGGTAGTGCACTTATTAACAACGATTTGGCAGCAGGTTTTGATATGAACTTAGCTTCTGAATCCCGTACTATAACTAACTTAATTCAGAAATTAATAAAGAGTGGTAACTTAAAGGAGAATTGCTAATGGCTTGTTCATATAGTTTAAATATAAATGGTCAAGTAGTACAATTTGGGGAGGGTAATAACAACTATGCCGACCTATTTGACTTCTTGATAGCACATAAGAATCAGATAGAATATGGTCTTATATCTGATATCGTACTTAGTCAGGACACTAAGCAAGCTGAAATAGTAGCTAAACTAAGAGGTATCAGAAGTGAAGCTAGACTTAGAGAAGACGGAGTAGATTTAACTGGGGGAGATATAAGTTATACTGCTTCTGACGGTAATATGTCCGTTACAGATTTCTTAGAAAAAGGGAGGTCTGGTGACGGTGAGGGTGCATTAATTCAGCCCTTTAATGTTACTAATTGGAGAGGTAGAACTGTTACTGAATTAATGGATAAGGAGAAGATTAGTAGGGAAGAAGCACATGCTAGAGTAGACCAAACGTTAGAGATGTGGGATAGAATAGCTGAAACTGGTATTGATATACACTCTATGATTGGAGACTACTTTGCAGGGCACTATGACTTAGAAGCACTTACTAAGAAATATGGTTTACAATACAGTGAAGCTGTTATTAAATCATTATATGACAACCTAGAAACACTCAAGAGTGAACTGTATAGAGCACATGGTAAAGGTGCTAAAATAATGTCTCAATTTCTGGTTGATGCCAATACAAACGACGGACTTAAACTAGTAGGTTCTATCGACTTAATAGTTGTAGATGAAGAAGGACAACCTCATTTGTATTTATTTAAAAGTTCTACTAAAATTTCTAACGACTGGGATGCAGCTAAAGCATCTAAATATGACTATCAATTAGGATTTTACAGGCAGATGTTAGCTTCTAAGGGAATCCCGGTAAGAAATATGGAACTTAATATAATTCCAATGAAAATAGAAGGCCTAGATGAGGGTCCTTTAACAGATGTTCAGTTTGAGGCAGTACAAGACAGGAAGAAAGACACATCTTCAGCTGTTAATAGGCTAGCTTGGGGAGTAGGAGAATATTATTCAAATATTAGTAACATAATACCTGTAAGGATTACTGATGAGACTGTAGGACATCCTATTAAGGACGGAGTGCTTAACACTTTATCAAAGTTTATTCCCAATCCTAAATTACAGAGTAGAATGGATAGAATAGACGTAGATTCGTTTATTCAAACTCAAGTACATGATTCACCACATCCTTCAGAAGGAAGGTGGTACTTTAGTGATTATTACAATCATAGTAAACCTATCTATATTAAAGATACAGCTGATAAAGCTGTTAATGAGGAACTTAGACAAAAGGTTGAAGAATACTTAAAGAAGAGGGATAGAATCTTTGCAGAGAAGAGACAGGCATTTATATATGATTTGGACAAGGCTTTAAAGGGTTATAAACCTCTAGACCAAATAGTACCACCATCAGGGTTTAAGACTACAGCTTTTGTAGTAAGCACATTTCAAAAGTATGTAAACGACCCCGGTTGGGAAGTGGTTGATATGGAGAATCTTAAACAGCTGGGAATTATAGCTATTCATAATGTTATTACTAAGCAAGTGGACTTTGTGGCACTTAGTAAGCATGATTTAAATACTATTATACCACTGTCTTTAGGAACTACTATGTTGGGAGATTATGAGAAGGATGCATATGCCATGAATAATCCATGGTTATTAAGAGCTACTAGTGGTAATATAGAGTTGATGAAGATTATGGCAGCTATTAATGAGATGCCAGAAGTCTTCGGAGATGTATTTAGGATTGGAACATTTAAGGTCTTAAATGCAGATACATCTACAGCTACTATAGCTAATATGAGAAGCATAAGAGAAACATTCAACTTATTAGCAAAGGAGACTGGAGTAACTAATAGACTTAATCAGGTTACATTTATGGATGAACTTGAGGTTTTAAAAGGAGAGTTCTTAGCACTTATGAGTAGACCGGATGCTACTCCCAGAACCCAGCAAGAATTAAACACTAAAGTACGTAAGGCATTATTTGACATAAATGTAAACGATAAAGCTGCTACAGCCGACAGGTTAGAAGATATAGCCAAAACGTTGTATACTTCATTCCCAACTATCCTTGAGAAAGCATCAGTGGAAGATATAATGAAAGAGAACTCTAATACTGGTATAGAAAGATTCTATAAAGCAGTTCTAGGAACGATGCTTTATTATAGGGATATTCCATTTACACAGCCGGAGAAGATGGGAAGATATACTCGTAAAGGAGCTCCATTATCAGGAGGTATGGATACTAACCCTGAACTAATTCCAGAGAATAATATTAGACAGGCTGTTAAATTAGTAAGAAAGGCATTTGATGGGGTTACTAGGAAGACTGAAGAGTATTACTATCCATTTTTTAACGACTACGTTAAAGCCTTATGGAAGGATAAGGGATACTCAAACGCCAGAAACTTAGTAATAGGAGACCAGACTAAAATATACGACAATATGTTTAGAAGAAATCCAGACGGGTCTCTAAATGAGCAAATGCTGTTTGCTAATCCTTACGATAATAGTACTCCACTGTCATCTGAAGAAAGAAGATTCTTGAAGAAGATATTATGGGATATCAACAAGTACAGATTTAATCTGGAAGGTAAGTCAGAATCTGACCCAGAAGTGGCGCAACTAAAGAAACAAGACAAATGGTTCTGGGTACCATTGCAGCAGACTAATAATAAGATATTACAAATGGGAATTGCTAAATGGGCTAGCCAAGAAACTAAAGATGTTACTATGAAATTTAAAGACTTCTGGAATAGAGAAGAGAATGATGCATATTCGGAGGAAGAATATACAGCTAAGTCTGACATGATTACTAGATATGAAATGTATAATAGGTTTAACATTTCTGAATCTAGTGAAGACGCCAGACAGGCATTACTAGCACAATACAATTCTGATTTCTGGGAACGTAATTTGGAATCATTAGTAACTAGCTATGTGTTCGCCGCAGAGCGTAAAGATGCCTTTGATGATGTGCTCCCGGCAATTAAAGCAATTAAACTATTAGCTCTTAACTATGCTAAAGAAACTGGTGTTGATTTAACAGTGTTTAATGAGACAATGGATAATTACCTTAAAATTGCAGTATTTAACCAATCCATTATTAGTGAGGAAGGTAAACAGTTATACCAAGCTGTGGGCCCTATTAAGAGATTAGCATCCTTCGGATTGTTAGCATTTAATGTTACTGGTGGAGTCAGAGATGTATTTGACGGAATGTGGAAGAACTCTGCAATGGCCTTTAGTAAAATGTATTACACTGGAGAGAAATTTACTTATAAAGAATTACTACAGGCCGGAGCTATTATCATGAAAGACGGGCCAGACTTTTTATCAAGAGTCACTAAGATAGAGGCTCTTAATGCTAGAATGAGACTCGCTGATTTTGATATGAATAAATTGTCACAGAGGTTAGTAAGTAACAAGTCAGGATTGTCTAATCTATCCAGGTATACTTACTGGTTTACTACAGCACCGGATTACTATAATAGGATGACCATGTTTATAGCTCAAAGTCTACATGATGGGACTTGGGATGCTATAGAAATGACTAAGGACGGATTAAAGTATGATTGGAAGAAAGACAAGCGGTTAGCCGCTTATGCTTCTGGTAATAAGAGTAATCCAGATTATAATAAGCAAAGAGGTCTGTATCTATCTATGATGAAATCTTTTAATGAAACTGAAGGTTTAAATCTAAAAGAAGGTGATGCATTACCATTTGCCTATACACAGGACGAAGTACTTGCTATTAAGACCTTATCAGATTTAGTTTATGGTTATTATGACCATGACGGAAGAATGCAAGCTGAGAAGACTTTTATGGGAGCGTTGCTTGGTCAATTTAAAACATTCTTGTCCGCAACCAGGAATGCTTATTTGCTAGAACCAAAGAACTATGGACTGGCAGGTAGAGTTCAAGCTAAAAATGATAATGGAGACCTTCTATGGTACAAGGATATAGTAGACGACAATGGAGAAACCAAAACCATAGTAACTACAGAGAATACAGGAGTGCCGGTAGAAACTTGGGCTGACAGATACCTAGAGGGAATCTTTTACACCCTTAAAGATGCTTGGAGGGAATTTAAATCCGGAGGTCTAAAAGGAGTTAAAGATAACATATGGAACGAAGATACTGGTGTCAAGAAATCTAATTTAAAGAGATTAGGACATGACTTAATGCTGTGGTTGTTATTAGGAGCTCTAGGTCAGTATTTAATAAGGTTGTGGGCTGAAGCCAGAGAGGAAGATAGAGACCCATTAAATCCTACTATGTCTAGGGCTATGGAAGATACAGTGTTTAGTTTATTCCAGAGAGGATTTACCAATTCATTTGGCGATGTAACTCCTATCAATACCATGTCGAGCTTAGTTAATAATTCGGAACCTGTATCTATTGGATATCTTAGCACAGTGTTCAATAATACCTATGAATTTGCATTTGGAGATAAGACTCTATCTCAATACTTTATGGGAACTACAGGATTCGGTAGAACTTTCAAGGGAGCTACTACTGAACTAAAGAATATAGCTAAATTAGCAGCTGACACAGTTAAAGAAGATACAGAGTAATAATCAAAAAAAAATGGCCTGTACAGTAGAGCATTACACTCCACCATACAGGCCATTATTGTTTATTGAAGCACCCCTAAGGTCTCCATCATAGTTGCTACTTTGACAATTAACTCACCGAGAGTTCCGTTATTATCAATAACATAATCGTAGTCATTATAATCATCCAAAGCATGTTCTGAAATATGATTATCTAGTAATCCAGTATCTCTGTTTACCTTAATGACAATTCCTTTTCTATCTTTGATAGCCTGGACTTCATTTGGAAACCTAGTATCTGGCATAATCCAACAAGGCTCTACTGTATTCATATGCACAAACGCAGTATTGCCATATTCATCAGTACCATAAGTAGGATAACTCTTAAATCCTTTATCATAGTCAGACATCATAGATTTAACCCATAGGTTAGGGTCAATAGTTCTTCCCACTTCAGTACCTAGTACTTGTAGGAACTCTCTATGAGTCATAGGTTCTCCTTCACTATTACTAATTGGAATATGTGTAAATGATTCTTTGATACTCTCTGTCTCAAAGCTTGACACATGACATCCTAGTATAATGGATGCACACTGTTTCAGCTTCTCTGCCCATGGATGTTTTTCCCATACACTAAGTATAGGAGCAATATCCTCGCTTTCACAGACAGCTTCAAAGTGTTTAGCATTCAGAGTTACTTCTCCCCATAGTTTAGAAGATTTAAGCCAACTTATATACCGAATGATATTACAAACTGTATCCTTACCGCTTTGCTTCTTACCAACTATACCTATAATCATTCTTCTAGAAGGGTTATTTCATCGTCGCTATACTCACAATCTCTCACTTCTAAATCTCCTAGGTCTACTGTATCGTAAGCCTTTTCCCAAGCTTCGTCTTCGCTGTCGGCTTCAACTTCTATGTCAAAGCATAGACGACATCTAAGCTGTCTATCGATACTTACATTATACTTCGGCATCAGTAGTAGCTATTACTAACTCACCAGAGTCAATTGCTTTACGAATGTATCTCATTAATGTGATAGGTTTCAGATACTCTGCTAGAAACGTAGTAGTTCCTACATCGTCTCTGTCATTCATGTCTATTGGAAAGACAATAGCTTTATCACCAGCTATTATTTGGTAATAAAGCACACCAGCTATAGCATGTGATATCTTAGCTGGATAAGGTAAGGTTACAATTTCTTTTAATGTCATATTATACTACACAAGATTTTACTAAATCAGCAATCTGTTTACCATCTGCGGCAGGGAACATAGCTTTAAGCTCTTTGATAATGATTCCCATCTTACTCTTAGGAATCTTAGGCCCGTCTTCACATCCTTGTAATGCACAGACTTCTACCAGCCCTAAAGCAAGTACTTTATCGTCAGGGACCTCGGGCAGAAACTCATTCAAGATAAGAGATTCTGCCATTTCATTATCATATAAATCCTGACGACCTGCCATACGATACTGTTCGGCATTATCAATGCGCTGGTCACGTAACTTCTTAATAATGGCTACTTCAGCAGCATTGTCAAGAGGTTTAGCATTCTTAGCAGTTGCATAGTTGCTAAATTCCGTCTTAATTGCACGGAGAACTGTAGTTCGAACAGCGTCATGGTTCTTCATAGACTCCATAATTAAGGAGTTCAATTTATCATTCCACATATCATTTCTATTTAAAATGTTAATAACTCGGTTAGCATCCTCATTAGTAATACCTACGTTACCATTAGTTCTTACTAAGAACTTGTTCTGGCAAGACAACATTTCTCTATCATCATCCAGAATTGCATAGACGTAAGGTTCGGTTTGAGAATCTAACCACTCTTGGATTTCTTTACCTCTATGGTCTCTAAAGGGAGTGGTACTATAAATTTGGAACTTTAACCCAGCTTTGTCAAATACTGATTGTAAGTTAGAATCTGTTCTCCAAGAAGAACTAACTATTACCTTACAATCTGTTTTACTAACTATATCGTTGATGATATCAACACATTTTGGGTCGAAGTCACCTTGAGGATATACATGGTCTTTATTCCATTCTTCGTGATACCACTCGTCACTATTAAGAACTCCGTCTACGTCCAGAAATAAATATTTGTTAATCCTTTTCATAGAATGTTACTTGTCTAGAGAATCCATTCTCCAGTATATCCTTGTCTGGCGATACTTCATTCTCAACATCTGTCGAATATTCTTCTATGTACACTTCAGTATCAACATTCTGTATGGTACATCCAGCAACCCAAACACAATCACCCTTATCCATAATAATTTCATAAGGCAGTGCTGACCTGTAATCAGTATGATAAATTTTACCAGTTTGTCCAACTTCTGTATAAGCGGAGTCTAGGACTACTTTGACCTTAGTGCCTTTAGCTAAAGCATATCCCTTTCCTTCTAATACACAGACACTGGTGTCCAATTTATGTAGTTTGTAATTACTTAACTGTATTGCATACAATGAATGCTCTGATAAAGTCATGGAATACACACAAAGTAAATCACCATATTTGAGGTCTTTTGTATCCTCTCCTACATACTTGATACAATCGTCAAGGTATATTCGCGCAATAGGTTCAGGAGTCCAAATTTGGAAGTTTCCAGAAGGGTCTAGTAAGTCATTATAAACTGGAATGATGAGAGCATCTTCTAGCTCATTTCTGTATCTATAATCTGCTCTAATTGCTAACATACTATCCCAACGTACTTCTGACTCTCTTATGCCTGGATTGACTACAGTACCGTAAGCTCCTTCGACTATATGAGTATCTTTTGAAGAAACCATTCTAACTCTTGTTCCCTCAACAATTTTAAACTTTCCCTTTTTCAGATTCATGTTTCATAAATTCATCTGTTAATTCAACTCCTAATTGACATATCTCTTTAAATGACCTCTCATGTAAGAGGTCATTGTTATTGATTAATGCTAATGTAAATTCAAATCTCAATCTTTCATACTTTTCATGTTGCTCATTAGCTTCCTTTTGAGCTTCAGTTGCCTGTTGTGCAGCCTTAATGCCCTCCAGGAACTCACCCCAATCTTTACTGTTGTCCATAAAAACTAGGGTTTAGATATTTCATAGTGTGCCTACGTAATATATTCTCTGCTGTACCAGAATCCCATTTAGATTTGCTTCTTATAAAGGCAATATCCTCACTTGAAGCATTGGTCATAGCAGAATCACGGTCTCTATCTGTCTCAAATCCACCTACATAATGTACAATAGGACAATCATCTATGGTATATGGGTCATCATCCTCGCATAAGTCTGCATTGAGCTCATCTACCATGTCAACATGATAAAAACCGTCTTGTCCAGCTACGCCTACTCTAAACCTAGGTTCAGAGAACATATGATAAATGCACAAAATACATGGAGGACACTCTGTATCATCTGTATTCTCCTTAATGTAATTTGCTATGAAATTAGCTGCCATTTCATCACAACCCCTACAATCTCCGACTACAAATTCACAGTCATCGTAATTATCGTTGCATGTATCTATTACATCAACAATTGCTGGAACGTAGAACTTCTCAAATTCTTCAGGAGTTATGTCTCTGTGTCCACTAATGAAGTATGTCATTCAGCAAATAAATCGTCTAAACCTTCTACTTCTTCATAATCTACATAAGTATAAAAGATGCCTTCAATGAGATGTCTATGATTAAACGCCCACTGATAGTTATCAAGGTCGGACATTTTAACCCACATGATAGCTTTTACTTCATTCTCTTCTCCACCTAGCTGTCCTTTGATAGCATTAGTAGAAATTCCAATATGACTCTCGTCTACTACAGCCATGAACCTCATAGTGACATTCTGTCTGTTAGAGTCTTTCGGGTCATCGTTAACGCTACATATATAAAGAGCACTAGGTTCAATCTTAACTCCAGTTTCCTCGTAGATTTCCCTAGAGCAAGCTTCTGCTAATGTCTCATCAAAGTCCAAATAGCCACAAGGACAGTTCCAATATCCTTGAAAGTCTGGTGCTCCTTCACCTCTTTGATTAGCAAGAACACACCATTCATTGTTAATCCTACAGAATATAAATCCTGCAACGGCTATACTACGGTGAACCCAGACTGTCTCCCCAGCATGTTCACCTGTTTCAATTGTAATAGAATAATTCTTCATTAGTAAAATTCTTCAGTTAATCCAGCTTTATACATATAATCTATATTGGTCAATAAATGCTTCTACAGTATCTTTTACAAATGGCTGGATATACACTCCAAGCTTTACTCTATTGCGAATGCAAGTAGAGCATATTGTTATTTGCGGAACATATACAACATGTACATTCTCCGGAAGGTCATGTGGAGTTTCTTCTCCACTTACCACCATGAGGAATTTATAGTCATACAATATTACAGACCCTTTATGCCATTCAGGAATATCCTTGTAGGTTTCTGGAGTAGTAATGATTACTAATTCATCCTCTGGCATTCTAGACCTCAATTCCTCCAGTACAACGTATGTAGGTATACCTCTGGGATAAGCAGGACCTGCTAAGTCTTTCTCTACATCACTTACATGCACAAAAGGTAAAGTGTCGAATTGCATACAACTCATAGCATACCTATATGAAAATTTAGAGCTACTCTCCTTCCATAAGTTTTGATATGCAGGAATTACTAATACTCTACCCACCTGGCTAGAGTTAATGGCTCCCATTACCACATTTACATGCCCGATATGGGGAGGGTCAAATGAGCCAAAGAATAATCCTACTCGCATTGCATTGCCTCCTTAACTGCTGCTTTAACTATACTATCAAGTTCATGCTTACACTTCTTACAGTCTCCTGCATGTGCAAACCAATGATTTTGCCAGTAATATGTATGACCATTCAAAGTAAGAGCTTTGATATGACCATTACGACAAGTTCCAACCTTATCATAATTGTCAGTCACATTACTACTGGGAGTACAACTAGAAAGGAGCCAAAGCAAGGCCAAGGCTCCATAATACAATTTCATTTTCATCTAAATCCAATTTTAGGTCTATCACTTTCAATTTGTTCACCACCATTGTCTGTGCCTAAGTTATAAACATCACACAATGCCATGTCTTCAGTTACAGGTTCTGTTTTACCAAGTTTGACAGCTAAGGCAGTAGCTTTATCTTTGGTAAGTTTACCAAATTCATATTTAACTTTCAATCTTCCTTTACGTAATAATGCTTTATCAATACTACTAATATCAGCATTAAAGGTACATATGAACTTAAGGTTTAAAGAGTCTCCAAGTATACCGTCTGACAGGTTTAGTAAAGAGGATATTCTGTGATTTCCTTTAGTGTCCCTACTTACTAATAAGTCCTCGCAGTCTTCTACTACAAACACTGAATCTCTCTTATTAGTAAGAAGTTCAATAAATGAAGCATCCCCAATGTATTGAAACGTAGAAGCGTCTAAGAACACAAACTTCTTACCTGGATTGTCGGCTATTAGCTTTCTAATATAACTAGTCTTACCGCAACCAGGAACTCCGTGTAATATGGCAATTCCACTCTCCTTGGAATTTATCATATCGGTTATTTGTTGATGTGGTAAGTCATCATTATAATTAGATTGTATATCACAATCTTGCTCTTTTACCTTCATGAGTGTAGTTCTGAATCCTTGATTACTGTAGGTTACGTATTCCATAGTAGCTTTAGCCTCTTTATATACCAAGCAATCTACTATTTCTTTTGGAATATCATCAGTATTCAACATTAGAATTTCTAGGTCCTGAAGGTCTATAATATACTCATCAGTGAATAAGAAGTAATCATCTCCCCACCTTATATGAACTGCATCTGGAAACAACTTTAAAAGGTTGTGCTGAGTTGCCCAATAGTCTATAGGTTTACCCTTGGAAATGGATTCAATCTTTCCTTTAGATTCTGCATCTGACCATTCTCGTCCTTCTGGTAAGTCTACTGCATAATAATCTGACCTAAAAGTTGCCCTATGTGGAGCTCTTCCATGTATCTTCATAAATACAGCGGCTAATGCAGAACCTAACCCATAAGTTGGGGCTATGACTACATCATAACACTCTTTAATAGCTGTGTGAACTCTTCTTTCTAAATCATTCATATAATTCCCTAGATATATAAATTGGCGCTTTCTTACGTTTGAACTCTGATGCCAGATGTCTGCTCCATACCTTATTAACTACATCTTCTCCATGTCTAGCACATAATTGTGACCAGCAATCAGATTCTGCCATTTCATCATGTGGGTGCATGATTTGTCCAGCTGAGTCGTAGCTCTTCCTAAAATTCTCGAATGGAATGAATCTACTAAGAATATCATCCACAGTAGCGTAGTCCTTAGCACCTATCTGGTCTAAGTCACTATTACTAATACCAAGACCATCAGTGGGAACTAGCTTGCAAGAATTATATATAGCACATGACATTGCTTTATAATTATCGCAAGTTTCTTTATAATCATTACGAAGAGCTTCTAAAGCTTTACTTTTATAATGGTCTTGCAAATAGTTTGCCAGTCCGTAAACTTCAGTCTTCCACAGGTCTTGAATAGGGTCAAAGTCACCTACATCACCATGAATAGTCCAGAATCCAAGCTGATATTCAGTTTGATTATCTGTACTCATTACTAATCCCTTGCGAATAGATGCTATATCATAAAGATGTATCATTCTACATCTAGCTTGTATATTACCATTAGCAATAGGAGTTCTGCCAGCAAGCTCTTCTAAATCACTTACCCAATACCAGTCATAACCCTTACAATCTTTAATTAGTCCTGTATCAGCACAAAGGTCAAATAGAACTGATTTATAAGAACTGCTTAGATTGAATACTTTAAACTCATCACAGAAAGCCTCTCCAACAAGTTTAGATACATCAAACTCATCACTCTTATTCTTAATAGGAAGACTTCTACCTATAAGAGGAATGCCAGTTTTCTTACTAACCTCATGGCAGATAGCAGCGACAACAGTGGAGTCTATTCCCCCACTGATGCCTAATACCATTACCTTAAGGTTGTTAGAAGTAACGTATTCAGCTGTTTTATCAACTAATACATTAAATACATGTTCATAATTTAGTTCACTCATAATCCTAATTCAGATAAACAAGATTTTACTTCTCTCATTTCACCAGTATGTTTGCCTTTATCATCCGACAGCTTAACACAACCGTAAACAGGTTGATTAACATTCATTTGACAGCTAATAAGCTTCATCACTATATTAGCCGGCTTAAATCCAGTATCATTAGTAAGATTAGTACCTATTCCAAATGAGCACCTGATTCTACTTCCACAATACTCCATAATGTCCTGACACTTATCAAAGTCCAAAGCATTACTGAACACTATGGTCTTAGTAGTAGGGTCTACTCCAAGTTCTTTATAACGAGCAATCATACTGTTTATGAACTTAAACTCATCGCCAGAGTCACATCTTACTCCGTCAAACAATTTAGCTTGCTTGCGAGACAGGTTCTTCATGAACACTTCAGAAGTATATGTGTCAGACAATGCTATTCCCAAATCACCGTCATACACATTTACCCAATTCTCAAGAGCCATGTAATTAGCCTGTTTATAGCCATACATAGCACCGTGGAACATGAACCACTCATGTGGATGAGTTCCCATCATAGGCATTTCATATTTCATAGCTAGATAGCAATTAGAAGTGCCAGTACAATAGATAGAACCTTCCTTAATGGCAGACACTACCTCATCCTGTACATTATAACTGAACCGTCTTCTGGTACCAAATTCAGAGAATTTTATTCCCGCAACATTCGATAACCTTAACTTAGGTTCAAGCTTCTTAATGACTTCTGACATGTCGCAGTTGTTACCTAATACACGATTACGTAGTTCGGATATAATGGCTAGAATAGGAACTTCATATAGTGTTACTTTGTACAGATAATCAGTAACAGTAATATGAAGATGTTTCTTATCATCAAGCCATACTTGCACTTTGCCAGAGTTAAACCTGAAAGAATATAACCATTCCCAGTAGACTTGTGGAACAAATCTACAGTTAGAAGTCATATAATCAAGTTCACTATTGGTAAGACGCAACATTCCAAGATTACTTAACTCCAAGTACACCTTCTGAACAAAGTCTTCTGGATACTCTGTCAAGTCACGGTCAAAGAACTCAAATGTTCCTCTAGCTTGAGGAAATAGTTTCATGTAAGCATACGAAGTTGTAAATTTATACAAATCCGTATCAAGAATGGATTTTACTATCATTTCTCTTTAAATTTATCAATTAATCTCTCCATTGCTAAGTCAATGAGCTGCAATGATTCTATCATTCTGTCTGTTCTCTCTTGCTTAGTAAGATTCCTGTATTCATTGAATTTAACAACAGCATCACCGAGAGTTGCAATTATAATTACCGTATTTACATAAGGCAACAACCCTAGAATTGTGAGTAAAGTAACAACTCTACTTGTCATATAGGGTCTAATGTCCTTCTTTAGATACATTCTAAATATCATGAATGCGAAGAACAAAACCGATACTGAATAAATTAATCCCATTTTAAACCACAGTTTTTAATTAAATTAGCAAGTTTATCTCCACCATCTATGGATGCAATATACTTAGTGTCTACTACAATGTTATCTTTATAGCCCATAGCTATCAAGTCACATATAGTTTCATGCACACAATAATCACCAGCTATACCAACTACTCTAATCTCATTGTCTGGGTCAGACTCAAAATCAAGTAATATGTCTGATATAACAGAAAGACTTTCTAGATTATCAAAGATACTATACTCTTCTTTGTCAGGACTATCTCCTTTAATAAAGATGTCTGTATCTTTACGATAGGCGTAGTTGCATATTACACTCCATAGTGGGGCATATATACAACTACCAGTAGTACCTTTAACACAATGTGGAGGCCATTGGCCTCCGTTCTCTTTAAAGGAGCAGTGGTTAGATGGGTGAAAGTCCTTAGTAACCATTACATAGTCACAGTCAATTTCACCGTTCTGTAATGCACTAGCAAGAGCATCCATCTTCTCCTTAGCTCCTTCCACAGCTAAAGACCCACTGATGAAATCCACCTGTGGGTCTACAATTAATAAAATCTTATCCATACTTTATTTAGAACACGCTGCTATTGCGGCAACTATTAGCAGTATTAGAAGTAACACTAATACAATACCTATAGCGAAGACTACTGGCAGCCATAATGGAGCAAGTACCCACCACCATGACCATGTTGCAACAGCAGTTGTTCCTGTTAATTTAAGAATTACAAATACTATAGCTACAGCCGTTAATAGGCTAGAACCACCAGATGTATAAACTACTTTTTCAGTCGGCATTCTTTTAAACATTTAAATACAAAGGTTTATAGGAAACTACATAATCTTCATTTACTAACGACACGTTAGAGAACTTCATGCCATTAAATTCCTGTATTCCATGACACCCACTATGAATGTGTCCGCAGAAGCAATATTTAGGTTGTTTACGCATGATTTCATCAGCTAACCATGTATTACCTGCATCTTCTCCTGCCCACGCTCCTTCATGTATCTCACCTAGCCCAAGTAGTCTAGGAGCATCGTGAGATATAAGAATATCACAATCACTAGGCATATGAGCATACTTAGCTTCCAGGCGTTCAGGCTCTCTCATGAACGCCCAATTACCAAATTGCTTACAGTAGGGAGTTCCGAAGATTTTAAACTTCTTGAATACTCCTGGCTCGATTTCATGCTCGTATTCCCAAGACTTATTATGTAAATACACCAATTTGCCGTCAGTAGGCTTATGAAACATGTTGTACATATCTGGTTCCAAACCTCCATTTCTTTCAAACCAGAAGTCATGATTACCAGCTATGAATACTACATGTTTACATGGTAACCCATTAGCCCATGGAATAAACGTATTTTGAAGCCATAGCCTAGATTTAGGCATGTTTAGCTGTATATTTAACGGCATGATATCTCCACAGATGAGAAATATATCACATTCTTCAACTGCGGGAAGTACTCCATGTAAATCAGACGTAGCTCCTATTCGCATTTCTCGGCTGTATATTTAATCCGTATTTCAGTCATCTCACCATTAGCAATATCTGGAAGTGATTCAACAAAACCTACACCATAGGTAGCTCTTAAATCGAACTCTCCTATCCAAGTAGAGTCATCTGTCTCTTCATCAGAAGTATTCCATTCATCATCATATTTAACTGGAGCCACCGACCCTTCGTAAAGCCACTTATTGCCGTTGTTGTCTATACAATACCAATAACGCATAGTTACTTAATCCCAAATTCAAACTGAAGATTCATCTCAATCCGTTCACCTTTATTTAACTCAGGGAACTTAACGGTTCCTAGAAGTTTATCAAAGTCAAAATTGAAGTCTTCTTCCGACCAAAACAGACCTTCTTTTCTTGGGTCTACCCACTCACCATCATCGTCCATAATTGGTGGTTCTTCTCCAACAAACAGAAATACTTCCTCGTTAGCAGCTCCTTCTAAGTCTCTACAACACCAAAATCGTTTCATTCTTTATACCAAGTTGTGTTTAACTGTTCATCAATCTCAAATTGTAGTGGGCCTTTATCAAACGTAGTAGCTGGAATAACACAGTCTTTAAATACATCATCTGTGGCAGAAGTCCACTGATAGTCGTTATTCATTCCTTGCCAACCGCTGCCAGCTCTCTCCGGCATGTCACCATCAGTTACATGAAGGTCTCCACTTCTATTGGCAACGACCCACCACTTACCTACAGGATTAGTTATTTCCTTTCTCATCTCTAGTAAATTCAGATACGTCTTTTAAATAATCTAACAACTCCTCTTCAGTTTCAGCCAGTTCTAAAATACCAGGCCACCCTAAGACTACACTGGGCACATATACACGATACCAATCCCCGTCTATTCCTATCCAAGTGGTCAGGTCGGATGTACACATGTAAGGCTCACCTTTAGCATCCAGCTGTCTTCTTATCCCAGGATTTGGACAAGAAGGCCCCATATCTAACTCTAAAGTGTGCCCGTGAATTGTAATTACTTTAGACATATTTCAAATTTTATAGGTTCATCCTCATACGTCATATCTTCCGGAATTGGAAATCTAAATAGATTTGCAGGATGTAAATCATTAACAGCTCCCATACATTCTAAGCAGTCATACGTAGGGTCCACATTCCAGCTTTCACCGTCAAAGATAGGCGGGTTGTCATAATACTAACCCTGCCCATCTTTATCTATTGCATAGTAATAAGTCTTAATCATTACTAAGAGTCACAGTTCCCTCAAACTCGTACAATTTGTCGGAATCAGTGTAACTTACTAGGGTTGGAACATCTACAGGCTTTCCTGAATGCTTAAGAAGCCAAATATAACCATTGTGCATTAGGATGCCAATATTTCCAAGCTCGTCTATTACTAGGTCTCCTACTTTTGGCATTTCGTCATTTCTATTCACTTCAACTTTCATTCCTTCAAGTCTCCCATTACGTTACGGTTAAGCCTGTCATCAATTCTTTCCTTACAAGCATCAAGATAAGCTTCAAGTGCAGTAACTTGTTTGGCATTTTGCTCACAAGGAAACTTCTCATTCAACTTCTTCACTCTATCAAGTAGGATAAGGGCAAGTTGTTCTGATTGCCACCCTGGAGTTACTGTACCGTCTTCGTGCTTGTGAACAAACTGAATTGTGTCAGTAGCATCCACATACTTGGTTTTGCCATTAACAAAGCCAGCACACATTTGGGCACGGTAACGATGAGCTCCATTGAATCCATCATCGGGAATTACTTCAATAGTTTCCTTATTACTAGGATACACCTTTAAGTCCTTAACTGGAACATACTTCTTTCTGCTACTAATAATTTTAGCCATAATACTTATTCTTTATAAATGTCCAACAATTCACTAAATTCGTTGATAGTCTCACACAAATGCTCTATGCAATTTATGAGAGCTCCTTTCTCCAGTCCTTCTAGCCATTTAAGTCTAGTTTCTGGAGTGCAATCTTCGAGACAAGTAGGAGTAGGCTTCTCCTCTCCTTCTAACTTATCGAAGATGAATATCCCACTAAGATTCCTGCGCTTCATTCACTTGCTTATTAATTATACATTTAACTTGAGCATAAGATACAGGAGTGTAATTATTATTATCAACTCCTACATCATACTGGGTTGGAAGTAAATAAGGCAGTCTAGCTGCATCAGCTCCAGCACTATTTGGGCCTGAATGTACATGTCCAAATAGCTGCCATACGGCATCCTCTGGTTTACGATATATTCCACCATAACACAGAAACGGATAGTGATTTAAGTATATACTACGATTCTCTATCGAAATCTGCATCTGAGGAACCACTACCTCAAACTTACCCATGTAACCTTGTCTTATGTTCTTCCTGTCATGGTTTCCCAGTATGAGGTAAATCTTGCCTTTTAGACGAGACAAAACATTACTCCATACTGCACTACCACCTAGAGCAAAATCTCCCAAATGGAAGACTGTATCATCGTCAGAGACCACATTATTCCAGTTTTCAACTAACATATCATTCATATGGTTTACATCCTTAAATGGACGATTGCACAGATTGATAATGTTAGCATGACCAAAATGTGTATCTGACGTAAAGAATGTGTGCTCCGGGTCAAATTTAAATTTATCTGTCATCTTCCACAACAATGTTTATATTTCTTGCCACTGCCACATGGACAAGGGGCATTACGACCTATTTTAGGATAAGGTCTAACATACGGTTCTCTTCTTAGGAAGTTAGCAAGATGTTTCCTTAGCAATGCTTCTTCCTCTTTCGACAATTCCTTGTCCATGTCTAGTGCGTCTTTGGCGTCCTGCATTCTGAATGTGATTAGATACTTTAAGAATAATACAAATCTGATAACTAAGTGCATCTTGTAGTCTAGGAGTTTTGCCTCTTCCTTATGAAGTTCTCGCTTATATCTCCTAGTATCTGTTCGATACTTGTAGATTCCCTTCTGCATCAATATCTATATAGTCATCCAACAGTAATCTATCTCGTAATTCAATTGCAAGTTCTCTTGCCTGCGGATGAGCATCATTTGCACATCTCAATTTCAAGAACTCTATCCATTGTTCAACAGTGCCAGTCATTATTAATTCTGTCTTTAGTGCTAGAGGTAGTACATTTCTAGCCTGTTGAGCAGGCTCGCCCTCTGTCAACAATCCGAAATATGTACTTTCTGCTTCACACATAGCTTGTATCCATGCAGCTTCAGTTCGAGACAATCCTTCAGATATAGTTAAATCATAAGTATGACATAGTTCTATATTATATGAATTACCCTCGAACATATTCTTATACCAGCACGGTATTATACAATTTAATTCCTTACCAAACTTAGCCTTAGAGTAATTGCAATACCTAGTACTTTCTTGAGCGAAGCTAAATAGTCTGTGTCTACAGAACTCTCTAGCAACTCCCATATCACATATAAACCTTACAGTGACACGTTTAACGTGATATTCTGTAGGTTCACACAAGTATTGCAAGTCCTCAAGCCAACCATTTTGGAGTAATACTCTATAGTTAGTAGTTATAGCTACAAAGCCATCAGGTATACCCGGGACTGGTTGTGCTTGTACAGCTTCCGAGTACTGATTCTCATTATACTTACTCCAAAGTCTGTAAGCAATGGGATTAGAATCATCATTAGCCTTAAAGTCATATCTGAGATACACAGTACCATGCTCTAGCATAGCAGTATGTCCTCTAGCTATAATGACATTATTAATAAACTTCTTAGCACTGTCTTCTGTTATCTTGTCTTCAGACTTATAACAAGTCCTTGCACACAGTTCCATGTGTTTGAACAAACCTTCAACACCTGGCTCCTGGTTAATAAGTTCTACTTTCGGTTTGATTAGGTGCATTAAGCTTTAATTCTACTTCTTTAGATTTGCAATGAACATAATCTCTTAGTAGATGATAAGTTTTGGTACTTATCTCCATCTTCCAATCGTTAACAAACCTTACAAATTCATCATTGAAGTAAGCAACTGCGTCTAAATTAATTGCAAACCCGTCATCAGCTTCAACGAAATAAGCCATTAATAGAATTTTACTTCTTTAGAACTATATTCATCTTGTTCGGAGACAAAGTCATTATCATTGACTATCTCCTCTTGACAAGCATCTTTCTCTCTATCCCATATACATACCAGGTCAAGCATACTGTCAAGATGTTTTAAACTGTGGGGTGCTCTATGATTTTGGTCAAAGTTACTGTACACCCTCTTAAATACCTTTATTATGTCCCATTCCCGATAACGTTCATCATCAGTATTCATGAGCATATTAAAAGTATATGATGCACCTTGCATATAACCACCCTGGCTTAAGAATACAATGTCTTTATTCTTAGAGGCATTAGGAGGTAGGCAATCAGTGATTACCAGATACAGTTGTTGATTTCTCATCTGAACAACCATTGTATTCTCTAAATCATTCAGAGTCATCGTCCCAGTTCATATAAGGGTTAGACGAGAGGTTACAGTTATAATACTTAGTATCTTCTGTAACCTCTTCTCCTACAAAGTCAGGAAGAGGAGGATTTAGAGTTGCCTGTGATAACTCACATTCAGCAATTACTAATCCTTCATTCTCTCCTAAGAACTCATCAATTTCCCATTTGTTACCCATATGATATACTATGTAGCGTACCTTACGGATAACATTAGGACAGAACTTTAGAAGCTCCTGTGCTTCATACAATGGGATTTCTTGTTGCCATTCAAAACGACTAAGGGTTCCCTTAGCTTTAATAAATAGCCAACCATGATTGTCCCTAATAGCTATCCTAGTTTCGGAGAGAGGATTGTCTCCAAGATAACCCTGGACTATCAATCCTGCTCTTTGAGCCTGCATTTTATAGCTATTGTTTTTCACTAAATACTTTCTTTCAACTTCAATCATATTAATGTACCCAATGGTCTTCAATTGATATATCAGCACCTAAATGAGCACGTACACAAAATGGTTCGCCTCCACTTTCCATACATTTAACTAGTATATTACCTACTTCTTCAGCAATATCATCCGGTGCTTCAACATTATGTTCATCATGTACGGGAACACAATATTTAACTATAAATAGCAGATTGTTCTTCCTTAGCCAATTGAAGAACTTAATTGCAGACAATTTGAAACACATAGAACCAGCATGTTGTATCGGATAGTTAATAGACTGCTTCATAGAATCGGATAACCTTCTTCTCAAATGCTGTGAGCTTGTTTTATAATAATTGTCCCCATTACGCCCTAGCATATACTTAGCTTCTGGAGACCCAAGTTCACTGTCGATTTTACACAGGTTGTCCCAGTCATATATAAATGCCTTATGCTTAGTAATAGGATTAAGAAGGATATATCCCTTATCAAGGACATCTTCTCTCCTAAACTCCTGATATCTCTTTAGTCCAGAGAAACCAGACATATAGTTATTATATACTTCTTGAGCTCTTGCCTTAGTAAGACCATAATTCTTCATTAAAGTGTTCCAATCTCCACCATAATTAAAACAAAATTCATACCCTTTAGCAGCATCTCTAAGAGGTTTGTATTTAGCTTTAACTTCAGATAGTGGAGTGTCATCGGGGATGTCTGTAAATACTATTCTGGCAGTTAGACTGTGTAAGTCACCACTACCATAGATAAGCTCTTCCAACATCGCCTTATCATTAGCAATGGATGCCATTAAGAAAGACTCCTGCCCTTTATAATCACAACTAATCCATTTATACCCAGTATCAGAAACGAAACACGACCTAGTAAATGGGTCATGTGGCAAATTCATTAAAGACGGGTTAGTAGCGGATAACCGCCCAGTATCAGCTCCTAATTGAAAATAGTCTGGATGAATCCTACCACTTACTGGATTAATTTTATCTATGAACTTCTGTCCAAAGGTATCAACTAGAATTTTAGCCTTCTTATATTCTACATAAAGAGGAACTATACTACACTTATGTGCTTGTGGCTTTATCAACTTAATATCAGCAGATTTCTTCTTCTGCTTAGTTTTAGCATCAATGGTAGTACAATTAAGTCCCAACATTTCAAATAGTGGAACTACTTGTTGACTACTAGACCAGTTAATGTTACACTTAGCTGAAGCATCAAATCCACTGAACAAATCGCCTTGTAGATTCTTGGTAACATATGGGAAAGGTTTGTCATATTCATAATGAATTAGCCCAGTTTGTGGATTACAAACCCTCTTTATTTGTCCCATATGAGGGCCTACTTTGTCAAATAGTTGATTCTCATGCATAATGTCCACTTCCTCTGTGCAGGCTTTAATATAGCCTTCAGAAGATTTATGTTCATTATAATAATTTTCAACCCACTCGTTAAGCTTAGCTTCTGCTTTATTAACTTCCTCCTTATCTCGAATCATTTTCTGCTTCCATTTTACTGGGTCAAGTTTAGCTCCACAATATTCCATATAGGCAATTACTGGGGTAAACTTCATTTCAAATTCGGCAGCTTTAGTTAATTCCTTCTTCTCTAATTCTGCATCTTGCTTCTCTTTAATCTTAGTAAGATACATAACATCACCAGCAGCATATTGTACCACTGGTATGGTTAATCCTTGAGTGATAATCTGCCCTCGAACAGTTTTATCAATATCTATACCAAGATAGTTATCAGCTGCCGCTTTTAAAGAAAGACTATGAAACTGGGGAGGATAGCCAAGATAGAGTAACTTCTCAGCAATCATTCCATCCCATACATTATAAGGAACTATTTTATGGTGATATAGAAACCTTAAATCAAATGCAATATTCCAACCTAAGAAAGTCTTAGTAGGGTCTTCAAGGACACATTTAAGCTTCTCAATTGGAATAGTTACATTGTCAACAACTATTTGGTCTTCCCCTAAACCATACTGAGTACACAGTAATGGTTTTGTATAGGGGTCTAAACCAGCAGTTTCTGAATCATATTCTACCCAACTATGTGGCATAATCATGTCTATAGCATCAGATAGAGATAATTCCTTATAAGCGTCAGTTTCAAATAGTGACCTTTGATTACTGACTAGATATATCATGAAACCTCAATATCAACAGTACTAATATCAACATCTCCTAAGCTACTAAGTGCGGCTTGTATTCTGCTCTTAATAGCTTCTATGGCTTCATCTATATCCAAATGTCCGTAATATTCATACCATGCTAATCCCTTAGCATTTATGTCAACTTTGAAGACTTTCTCTTCTACATTATAAGGAGCAAATGGGTCACGTTCTGCTCCAGCTGGTAAATTACTCATTAATTAATAGCTGTTAGAATTAATAATAAGTAATCTGTCCACAGACCTCGTCACCGAGTCTTAATCAGCTGTATCGAAATACAGCAACGTTGGGTTATCTTTCTGTATATCTATAGAATCCAGATTCCTAATAGCTAACTGTTGAGCGAACTGATTAGTATCGAACCCTATCGTTATAAGATGATAACCATGTGCAGTTGGAATTACATGTTTAACTTTGATGTCTTGTGCACCTCTACAACTATTAACAATTTCTATGATTGTGTTAAGATAGTTCTCGTCCTTACTATCAACATCCACAACCCATAGTGGCTTGTAGCCTCTAGCTCTAGTATGCCCACAAGATGAATCCCAAATGCGATATCCTTGATAGCAGTTGCCTTCTTGGATTAGTTTGGCATACTCTTGTATAGCAGTACATGCCACTTCTTCAGCATTACGTCTATTCAAGGTAATGTATGCTCTTGCATGATTACTCTGGCACAATTCAGTAATTTTAGCTCTTTTGCGCTCTAGCTGTTCCCTACTGAATATATAGTAAGTTTTAACAGTCCTATATCCGTTATTACCAGTATCAGTAACACAGCCGTCTTTCTTGCGTTGTATAATTTGCAAGAAATAGAACTCATCTGAATTATTAAATTCCAGAATGTCTAGTATTTGGTCAAAATTATCTATTACCATTCTTCTCGTCTTTAATTTCGTAATACCTGTCTATGGTAATGAAGAACAGAGCTAAACAGAAACATTCTGCCATTAAAACAGGACATGTAAACAGAGCTATAAGCCCAACTATCATTCCTATTAACATCCAAGGTGCTGCCATAGCAAGCAAATTACCTATGGTAGAATCATCAAAATTACTTCTTAGCCATTTGTTCATATTGCTTATCCCTTTCTTCAATTACTGACAATGGTGATACTCCAGGTTCTAAGGTTTCAATAAGTACAAATCCATTCTCTGGTGTAATCATTGATTCTTTCTCACTTACACTACCCTTATACTTCTCACCATAGTTTCCCTCTACCTCCTTAGTAGCAGGATTGATATCTCCCCAATCTGAATGTCCTCCGATTGGTTCAACATAGTATTTCCTACCAGTCACTAATGATTGATATATAAATCTACCAGTGTCATCAGTGTTCTTTAGAAATCGTTTCTCTAAATCAGTCATTTGGAACTACATCTAAATCTGTCAAATAAAATGCATTGTCGTTTAAATCTCTTTGTACGAAGTATCCGTTAACTTCGACAGTTTCTCCTTTAAGAGTATGTATAGTTACTTCTCTGTCTCGGTCATACTTTTGGAGAATTTCAATCAGTTGTCCTACAAGTATTGCCATTAGAACTTACCCTCATTCGGTTGTAGACAAATCAAGCCTTCATTTCTCCACATCTCCACACACTTACAATTGTCTTCAAGTACGAAAGGTATATAGAACTTGCCTTTGATATTGTCCTCATACAGTTTCTTCTTACATATAGGACCAGCAGTAAAGCTCTTAACAGGACGCATGAGAAGTATGTCAGGATGCAACCAATTGTTCTCTAACCACTGTTCCGTAGCTTTACGAACTTCAGGAGTATCCTCTCTACCAGTTAGAATTATTAACTTAGCAGGATAATTATCACAGAAGTTTCTAATAAGCTCAATGACAGGAGTAATAGGCTCATCAGTAAGCATACCTTCAGCTGCACCTTCTCCGTAGAAGGGACGGCCACTAGTATTCAAACATACAGTTGCATCCATATCTACAATGATTGCTGCTGGTAGGTTAGTATCTTGAACTAATGACTTAGCTTTGGCTGCCATAATTTCTTCATGGATTATGAAGTCCTTATAACGCCTCCAAGTTTGCCTAATAACCTTCTCACCTATAGGATGTTCTCTTTTAGCATCGCGGCGAATACATTCGTCAACAGGGGTCCAGAAATCCTTGTACTCTATATCAACATGTATTCCCTTGTCCTTCTCTATATTAGCACATAGAGTTCTAATCCATTCATCCTCTTTGGGATTCAGATTCATATTATCAACTACTACATCGTAACCTTTAACCAAAGCAAACGTTATCATATTAGCTTTAGCTTCAGTAACTAGCTTCTCCCTATTAGGAACCCAGTAATCACCTAGCATATTGCGAATGTCATCATTGTTAAACCTTACTCTGTGCTCTGGGTCTTCGTGACACCATTGTTTAGCCCAAGTAGATTTACCTGAACCTTGAATACCTCTACAAATTATTAGTACTCGCTTGTCCATAAAGATTCTTCAGATTTAGGTTTAGATTTGACAACATCTTTCCAGTCAGCTATCTCATGTACCTCATCATAATCAATGATTTCATACTCTTTGCCTATAATTTCTCCATCTTCCTCATAGTAATCTCTATCTTCTATCTTTGCAATGGCATCGTCTAAATCTTGAGCTTGTATCTTTATATGCTCTTGAAGCGTTACCATTGCTGTTGATGTTACTAAGAACTCAAATGTTTCCATCAATCAATATTACATAGGACATCACTGAATCCACTATAATCTAAATCAGTTAAAACGTCCCGTATGAACGATATATAATCTCTTGTGCTTTGTAAATCTCGTATATACTCTTTAGTGGATATTATCTCCTCTATAGATTCAGGATTACCATAACAGAATTTCTCATATTCTGTACGTCTTGTTTCCGCCTTAGTAATGTCAGCATCAATGTCTTGAATTACTGATTCAACATCACTAATAGTGAGTTTAGTATACTTCTCCTCATTACCAGCATATGCTATATTGAGATTGTCAGAGAATCTCTGATATACCTCGTTAGACCTGCTGAAAGATTGAAGTAGCAACTTCTCTTCCGGATGTGCCCTAGGCACTAAGTAAAATGATAAATAACTACTCATTTCTCGTTAGTTGGCTTAAGCCATAAATTAGTCCTGCTAAAGATATAATCTCTAAGTCTTGGAAGGTAATCAAGATATGTTAAGGTTCTAATGGTATTGCATCTAAAACACTTAATCAGTTCCTCTCTAATTCTCTCCTCTGACACTACTGGCATTTTAGAATCATAATCATATAACACCATAGCTTGCCAAGTTGTTTGCTCTATTGTGAATCTCTTAGTAACCGCAAACCTAATGGCTCTAAGTATCCTAAGAGGGTCATCATCGAATGTTGTTACAGGGTCGAGGGGAGTTCTTATCAAAGCATTCGTTATATCATGCTTACCATAAAAGTAGTCAATGATTTCTCCAGTATCGGGGTCTTTAGCCATAGCATTGATAGTGAAATCTCTGCGTGATAAATCATCATACAGATTTCCTGGTTCTACTATAGGAGTCCTAGTACCTGGAACATATCCTACTTCCTTTCTAGCCATTACAAAATCTGCTACACCTTGATACTTATATCCTTCTGGGAATTTAGCACGTATAGTGTAGCACTCTGGAGTTACTAAGAAGATTTCAAACTTCTGCCCCTCTAAGTAACTCTTTAATGCTTTGAACATTAGCTGGGCTGGACTGAGCTGAGCTTCACATGGGTGAATTTTTTTATAGACTGCCTCTGTAGGCACAGCTACATAGTCAACATCCTTATTGATAAGACCCAAGAACTCATCTCTAATCTTACCGCCTACTTCATAAAATTTAAAATCACCAATCATACACACAACCAATTACTTGCTTCTCTTTAACGAACTCATATAGTTCATTAATAGCTTCATCCCACGTTAGGTCAGGAAATTGGGCATACTGTGATACATTACCATCTTCATCCTTGAAATCGGCTATGTCTAAGTAGTTCATATACTTGATTGTTGAATACCTATCAAAGTAATCATAGCTATCCATGAAAGTAGGAAGTTCTATCCAAGGAGCTATTGGTAATAAGTCATAGACAGTCAGCAGGTCAAGAGCTACCTCCTTAGAGATAGCTCCTTCATCTGCCTTCTTAAATATTTCTTTAGCGAACTCAGCCTTGAACTGGTTCAATTTCTCCTTCATCGACTCTAGAGTCCGAATTTCTTTGTCTAAGTCTTCCATCATATATTAATATGAGTTTATCAAATTCTTCATCTGTTCCTTCATAAGGAGTAATTTTATAGTTGTAGTAATCTTCCCACTCGATACTATCAACTACCTGTCTTATAGCTTCTTCAGTCATGTTATGATATTCATAACCTTCTGTAGTAACTATAAACGAATCTGGAACTATACCAACTGCGATTTCGAAAGCATATGCATCAGCTGCATTGTTCATGTCTTCATCAAACAAGCTCTCTGCGTATGCAGCATATCCACTATATGTTTCGAAATCATTAATGCAAGTTATAATATACCTGTTCATTGGTCAGATTCTATATCAACTTCACCTTTATCTAATGCTTTAGATTCTGCAAATAAGAACCTATTACATTTTAACTTATATGCCCCAGACAGACCGTCTTCTATACGAATTACTATACCTTCATGTGGCACATCATTGTGACACTCCGGAGATAGTTCTTCCATGAAGAAATTCTTGTCCTCGGCTAATCTTTGTATGAAATTCTCATTCCAGTGTTCAGATACAGATATATCCGGATATAAATCCTTCGCATATCCATAATACAGTTCTGTTACCGGAGTGAGGCCCTTATCTTTACACCATTGTTGCACTTGTCTAGCACTAAATTCATACACTATTCCGTCAGGATTAGTATAAGTAATACGGTACACTCTGATACCAAAATGCACATTATACTTATATGGAGTAGTTTGAGTAGTAGGGTCCCATATCGGCATATTGTAACCATAATCATAAGCTTTACCTCCCATTGACTGAATTGCTCCTCCAGTAGGAAGCCAGCCTATAATTTCATAATAGAGAGTTAATCCTTTAGTTAAAAATGGCTGTAATACTTTATGAGCTTCTCCCCACACATCACAGCCGTAGTAACCTTCACTAACTTCCTTATTATAATATTGGTTCTTTACAACCTTTCTAGAGGACCACAGATAGTCATATGCAGTGTCAGGCACATAGGTAAGCCAACCAGCTACCCTGTCTTTCCACTTCAATTGCCTTTTGCATAACACATCTGCTGATATTCCAGACGTGCCATGAACTTTACTAGTAATACTAATAATGTCGTTTGGCTTAATTATCCATGGGCACTTCTTAATAAGAATAGTATCGTAGTGGAATCTAAACTGATTGTCAACTAACTTGCTCAACCCTTTAGGCTGTTTACCAGTTCTAGTTTTATTGCTGGAGCCAGAAGTTCTATTCTTTACTACGTACTTCTTACAAATAAACAGGTTTCCTACCCTATCAAATTCAGTGCCGGCATCTATTCCAGTTATAGATTCGGTATGTCCAAGAGAACTTATCCATTTAGTAATGGACTCTATAGACATAATAAATCCTTCTGAAACATGGCCCTGCAACTTAATAATCTTCACTCTTCCGTTATCTTCGAAATACCCAGGTGCTGCTTCCTTGTCAGCATTCAGCTCGATGTGTCTGAACTGATTATTAGCTGACAAGAAAGAATAGTCAATAGCACATCCAATAGGGAAATACACATACATTCCAGGTTCTGTATCTTTACTAACCGAAATAGTATATCCGTCTATATGAGCACATTTAAGACGCTCGCACTTAGGGTTTGGGTGTGGTGTAAAATCGTGGATTTCCACAATCTTAGCACAATAGTTAATATTGATTTTAGGTGATTGATTTAATTGCATTCAAAACTAGTCAATAATTGCTTACAGCTAATCTTCAGCTAGACTCCAATCTTGACTTAAAACGGCATCAGGAAACCACTTAGTAACAACGTAGTACTGGTTAGAACCAGATATAGGAAGACAGATGATATTGCCTTCCTTCATTCTGTAACGTCTCTTACTTGAGTTGATAACTGTCATACCTGCTCTCATCATAGATAAAGCTTCTCCAAAGTCAAATGTCTCGTTCATAATCTTATAAATTAAAATTAAACAATCTTGTAGGATGATTCAACATATTCGTAAAGCTCATCCAATGTGCTTATAATTTCTTTACCCTCTTCGTCATAGGCTTTTATATCTGGGTCTCCGGCTTTCTCGTAAACCCACCACATAATCCAGTCTATGCCTTCGTCAGTATAGTTCTCCTTAAATATAGCCATGGCTATACATTCAGCATTACTGACTATATCACTGTCGGCAATATCAATTCCCATTTCAGACAATTTGAAACATCTGGAGTTGATAGCTTCCAATGAATTTACTACTTCTATAAAGTTCCCTTTTACCATATTACACCTTTTAATTGTTCTTGAATTTCATTGATAGTCTCACTGTCATAACCTCTAAGAAGGTCTCTATAGAAATCAAATACAGTTTCATATAGCTGACTTTTATCCTCCTCTGATAGAGTATTCCCTACCAGAGAAGTTAATAAGTCTGCCACCTTAGCGCTTATAGATATTGAAGTTTTGTTAATCACAGATACATCAATGCATTAGATAGTATTTTAATTAACTCTGCATCAGAGAAATCATCTACATTTAATAGTGTCTCTCTAATAACAAAGACATCATCATCTGGTTGATAATGCTTCCGCATAATATCAATCACATCATCTTCATTCCTAATTAATGTACTTCTTTTATATGCAACGTCTGATTCGTCGCGATATTTAAAGAACTCCATTTTAGGTTCGCCTTGCTGCCTATATACTACAATGTAATTCATACTTATTCATAGTCTCGGATGCACTTAAGTACTGGTTGTAATGGTCTGCCATCGTCAGAGTAGTAGAAATACTTGACAGTAGCCATTTTACCGATAAGTTCATCCATTCTGTCTAGATATTCATACTTAAGTTCTCTAGGTCCCATAGGCTTGGCTTCAAATTCCTTACCAGCCTGAGTCTTACATATGAACACCATATCTTCAGGACGTAATCCGTCACTATAGCCAACAATCTCGAACTCGTCGTCTTGATACATTTTGACTTTAATCATGGCATTAGTACGTCCTCCATAGTTATATGGTTTGTCTGGGTCTCTAATAACTATACCTTCAAACCCTTCGCTGACATATTTATCATGAAGCTTCTGAATGTTAGTCCACCCTACTACTTCCTCTTCTGGAACTATTCTGACTTTCAAGTCATCATCATTCCAATTAGCATTAGGGTCAAAATCCACAATTCCAAGTATAGGAGCTATTTCGTCAGATATATAATTCCACCTTTCCTGTGCTGTCATATTAGCATCCATGGTATCATAGATGTAATATTCCAATTCATTGCAGCGGGATTCTCCAGATTCTAATCTTGCTGTACCACTTATATACTGCAAGTTCCGACCATGAATGTAAAGTTCACCATCGAGAACCAAATCTGGCATCTTATTAAATAACTCTATCATCTTGGGATGCGTTCTTAAATGCACTGTAGAGGCATCATAATCACCACCTCCTCGACTGGCAGATACTATCTCTCCGTCCTTTAGATAGAAAGAACATCTGACACCGTCTATCTTACGAGAACCTAGCCAGTACTTGATTTTATCAAATACCTTAGTAGCTACCTCCTCGTACTTCTTGGCTTTCATATGCTTCTTAAACCCATTTGAATCAGTAACACCTTCGCCTAAATGTTCTTCAACAAATGCTGCAACTGCCTTCGCATCCTCTATGTTAACAGAGGACGGAAGTAGCTTATAACCCTTATCTGTATACTTCTTTAGATGAGAATTATACTCTAACTTAGCCTGTTCTGCAACAGTCCTTTTGGCTTTGCCTTGAAATATCCATATCTCTGGCTGCACAGTTACTTTGCCACCATACTGATAAGTCTTTCTTCTTATAACAAAGCCATGTTGAGCGTCATCCCATTCGCAACTAATCTCGACTACTCTAGTTTTACCCTTGTTGTCTTTAGTTACTAATTTATCCATTTAAGATTTCAAAAGCCCTCATTGCACCTTCGATATAATCTGCTGCAATTGCTTCCACGGCATCGTCATGCTCATCTGCATCACATACACAAGATTTAGCATACTGTTCAGCGTCTTTCTCAATGGTTTCTACAAATTCCTCGTAATTCATAATTTGTTGTTTTATACGTCAGTGTCTAAATCATCTACAGTTAAAGGCTTATTACACTCTTGAATAAGGTTTCTAGCCAATTCATCCTGTTTAGCTTTCAATTCCTTAATCTTCTCCATAGTCTCACTCATCGCCTTAGCATGATTAGCATAGGCATTATTAAGTGTCTGGATTTCCAATCCTATGTCGGATATGGCTTTACTCTTCTCGATTACTTCTACTGTACTTATCATTTCTCACCGGTATGCCCAAATCCACCTTTACGCTCTGTTTCATCTAATCTAGCAACTTCTTCCCATTCAGCCTTAGCAGCCCAGTCAAAGACTAATTGAGCAATACGTTCTCCATCCTCAATCCATACTGCTTCATGACCTTGATTGATAAGAATGATATGTACTTCATCTCTGAAATCTGCATCCACTAATCCAGGTGTATTAAGCACAGTAATTCCCTTCTTGAGAGCCAATCCACTTCTAGGCTGCACTAGACATTTAGGTACTAGCCCATCTTTAGGTTCCGGAAGAGCAATCTTCAATCCGGTTGGAATAAGTGCTCTAGCTCCTGGGTCAAGACGAAGCATTGTAACTTTGTTAATATCAGATTTAAAGAGGATTTCACAGTCACCATAGGCTTTAATAGGATTGTCAACTGTTACTCTACTGAAGTCTGCACGTATATCCATACCTGCCGACATAGGAGTTTCATACTGGGGAAGTTTGTTATCCGATAGATTAATTACTTGAACTTTCATTGAACGTAAATGAATAAATTGAGTTTATAGTTGTGAATCTTTTATTCTCCCAATCAATCTCAATTACATTAGATGTCTTGAACCATCTATCATTCGAATTAAGTTCTAAAGGAGCACCTTCTATAAATGCTTTAGTATATCCAGACTCCTTATGACCTTCTTCAATTCTAACGTTATTGGTTCCCAACACTTTGGTGATAGTCATAAAGCCCTTCTTACCATTGGTAGCAAAGTAGTCTTGCAGCCAAGTATGTACATGATTTGCATTACATTCACCAGCTTCTGTATAGAAAGCTTTGATTAATGTATCGTTATCATCATATACAGCCAAGAAAGGATTCTCTCTAGCACTACAGCTCCCTTTAATCTTGAAAGCCTTCTTACGTTCCTTATAATGATTCACGTCATAAGTTTCAAAATTAAATACGTAACCGTTCATTGTTGATAGTGCGTCCTTAAATGCATCAGGACGTTGGCTATCATAAACATACTTAAATGTTAGCATTCAACAATATAGTATTTAGGAAATAATATTCCATCTAGTTCCAGCTCTACTTCTTGAACAACATCAAATACATCAAATATGTCATTATAGTAAGCTGCTGCCATTTCCTCATCAGTGATTCTAGTAATGGCATTATCTATCGACTGGTCAGCTAATTTGCTAGCTAACATTCTACGATAGTTATCAACGATTCTACATGCCTCATGTTCAGTTAATATGTAGAATATCTTACCATTTATATGATATTCATATATTCCTGGCCATATGCTCTCTTCCTCTGTACAAAGAGTGTATACTTCTGGCATGTCTAGTTTATAAGCTACCATGTATAATCGTTCTGGATGTTCAAATCCTCTACATAGAGCTTCGTTTACAAAATCTGAGTAATTCATAGGTATTAAGTCAATACATAAGCATCTGTTTTAGTTCTTGATAAAGATACATATTGAAGCTGTCGTAGTTCTAATAAGTCTCTATCCAACTTAAGATTACCGGTATCTACAAACACATTATTGTAAGAGCTGCCTTGACTCCTATGTGCTGTTATAGCGTATCCATAATCAAAAGTTTGTGGCTTAATTACTCTATTATCAAATAACAGTGGTACTGGGGTTGCAAAGGACTTAGTCATGTCAAAATACTTACCCCATAAATATCCAGATTTAGTTCTATTACCCCACCTTTTCGCCTGTATAGCATCTAGCCTTATAGACTCAATCTGTTGTGCCAAAGTTTGCAGGTAGTCTGGATTTATGTCTGTTGGGTCTATTATGAATACGTCTAATAGCCGTCTATCAACGCTATCATATAATCCCAATTCGAACCCTGGAAGTCTAGTAAAATGAGGTACATTCCTAGTGGTTCTTCTAATGCTTGTAATTATATAGTCTGAAGAGTTAAAGAACATTTCTCCATTATATTCAAAGTTCTCACAGCCAGTTAGAAACTCGAATTTATGATAAGGTTCATTGTCATTGTATAGTATTCTGCGTATACAATCATTGAATCCTTTAACTCGCTTATTAGTATAAGCTATCAGCTTAGTATAATTTACATCATTATGCTTTATTCCATGATTAATCTTATTAGCTGCATCAACCATAAACTGCTTAGTGTCATTATAACAAATGAGAGAACCCTTCTCTCCCATTCGAGTTTCGAATTTAGATATAGGATTCTCTCTTAATGTTAATAATATTGGTGCTAATGCTGTATTCTCGTCTTGCCTAAATATCTTGGTTAGACGGACAACATTTTCATGACTAAACACTTTACTAAGACCTCCGTTCTTAACTGGGGCAATCTGTGCAACATCCCCTATAAATAAGATTTTGCACTGATGTGTTTCACAATAGTCTACAAGTAAATCATAAAGTTCATCACTAACCATAGATGCCTCATCAATGATTATTAGTCCTTTGTTTGGAATGTCTCCCATACCATCGGAATAGAACTTCAAGTCTTTATAGTCTAAATTAAATATATCCAGTTTAGGGGAAAGTGCTAGCAGTTTATGTAATGTAGTAGCTCTGTAGCCGGTAGCCATTTCAAGTACTGCTTTGGCTTTATGAGTAGGAGCACACAACTTAAAGAATCTACAACCTCTAGTACTATCTAGATATTGTACAAATTCATTCATAACAGCTGTCTTACCTACTCCTGCATAGCCAGTAAGAACTAATATCCTATCTGGACTATCTAAAAACCTAATCATTCTATCTATAGCATATAGCTGTTCGTCTGACCAAGCTATTGTACTCATAGTTCTCTATTCCAAAATCTAAAGGTAATATCCTTTAATTTAGGACCGTCATCAGTCATTATCGTTTTATATAATCTCTGATTGGTATTTGGATTATCAAGTGGTCCACATTCCTCTATGTAAGGTCCTAACTTGATGTAATCGAAATTGTACAAATCAATTTCATCTGCCAATGTAGCTCTACCACTATACCACCCAATCTTTATATCAAGTGGTACTGTTTGCTGCCATTCCATTTCTGTTTCGGCAGGAATGGATACTTTGGGAAACCTAATTTCCTTATGAATAGTAAACTTATCAGCCGTTTTAGTGGTAGTTAACGTCCTTACTAATCCAGCATAGTGATTAATGAGCTTAGGGTCGTTATCGCCACCCATAAAGCAAATGGCAGTAATTCCCTTATTCTCATTAATAAGCTTCTCTATTCTAGTAATAGTCAGGACTTCCCCAACGTCTCCTGCCAAGTAAGAGCTATGACAGCCCTTACAATGACATGGACAATTGGATATGTTTATGGCTAGTGTAGTCTCATCAGGAATTTCCCTGAAGACTATATCGAAACCTACATATTTAAGCATGAGTATAAAATCTTCTACTAGCTTCCTCTTGCCTTGCTTGGCTAAAGTTACTAATACGTTTCAAATAACCAATAACTCTAGTAGCATAATCAACGTTCTTACTCCCACATTTTGGACATTCCTTGAGATACCTTTTATCAATATGTCCACAATCATTACAAATAGTATTTGGAATATTAAATGTGAAATAATTAGTACCATTGACTGCTGCCACTCTCAACAAGTTACGATACTGTTCCTTACTAAGATGTTCATCGAGATTCATATGCAATGCACTACCTCCGTCTAAGTATTGTACATATTCCTTGCCATGTAATTTGAACTTGTCAAGTACGGTAAGAGATGTGTCTTCAACAGCATAGAAATAGCTATTATAGCAATCTCTAGGAACTACATAACCTGCTTTCCTGTCCCAATTAGCATGTTTAACCCCAAGGTTCTCTGCTGGAACAAATTCTGTGTTAAACATTAACTCCTTAGTTCTCGCTTTACGATTTTCATCACTGATAGTTTTAAGGATAGATTGCATAAACTCTCTATAAGTTGGATTATCATTAACTGGGATTCCTAAGAACTCCGCAGCCTCAATAACTCCATTAACACCTATAGTCAAATACTGCTTCTTCATATCAATGAATCCAGCTGTATATACAGTAAGCAACCCGTCTTTTAAATAGTCTTTAAGCAATTCATTATATGCTGTTTGGAACTTATGAACTTTCTTCACATTCTCACGCAAATACTCAATCATATCATATCCATTATTAACTGCATCCTGAACTAACCTATTGATATTTAAGGTCATTACTGACTTACTACCAGTAGCAATACCACCAGCTCCAAGAGAATAACTGAATTGATTATCAGTAACCTCATTACGAAGTCTGCAACAGGAAGATAAGGAATCAGGACTATCGGACATATAAGTAAAGAACGAGTGTCCTTTGCTATACATCTCTGCTGTAAAGTCTGCATACTCCTCATCAACAACATCCTCCCCGTTAGTCAAAAGCGCCATAGTTTCAACAGGGAATGTAAGAATACACTTAGTACGTTCCTCATTAAACCACTTAGCAAATTTCTTCTGCAACCAACTAAGAGATTCCCATTGAGGTTGTGTACCGTCTGGGAAATAGAACTCTCCAAAGATACCTTCAAAGTAGTTCTTGTCAAAATAACTGATATTCCAGAATACTGATTGGAAGTTACGAGCAGCTGCTGGCTGATTGATTGAATATACAATCTGCTGGAACTTCTGCTCTAACGTCTTGTCAATATTTCTGTGTTTGTCAACCATTTCCTCTGGACGTTTCCAGTAATCATCACCCCACTCTTTACGAGCAAAGTAATCAAAGTACATTAGAAACTCTCCAGTTGCTACTGCACCTGCAAATTGAGAACTAATCGCAAATACCAGATTAACGAACATGCCACAGAAAGAATCCAGGTTCTTGGGTCTGGCAGACAAACCTCCAATTGGCTGTAACCCCTCCAATAGAAAGGGATACATAGTGATAGCCACGCAGTAGGGCATAATCGATGTTTCATCATGCTTATAAAGTAAATGTTGTTCCAGCATACGGATATATTCCTTAGCTAGCTCCTCTCCATATAACTCTCTGATTTTATCAGTAAGAATTGCACGATTTACCTTAATAACATCACCTTTGAACAATTCTCCATTTAAGGTTACAATGTTCTTCTCGGTAACATTAGCATTAGCATCGTATTTACTACCAGTTGCGGCATTCTTGGCTTTAGCATAGTCTTTAATGAATTGTTTCTTCTCATTTAAGGCTCTACTTTCGGCTCTTTTACGCCTATACAAGATGAATGCCTTAGCAACATCATAATAATCACATGCCATAAGAGCTTTCTCTAACTGGTCTTGAAGCTCCTCAACTGAAACTATATTGTTAACATACAACTCATCTTTAATATCCTGAAGAATATCAGAATCAATTGGCTCGTTAACAGCGTTAAATGCCTTAGTAATTGCAGCATCAATCTTATTAACGTCGAAAGGTTCTACTTTTTTGTCTCTCTTAATTACTAACATTAATTAGAAGTTTAATATGTTTCTTAGTAATAGAGTCTTCTCTGCTCTATTCATCAAATCTTTACCCTTGTCATTACTAATTAGCTGCGTAAATGCATTGTACACAGTAAACATATCCACCTCATTACCCACTCCAATATAATATGAAGAATCTGGGTCCTCAAACATAGAACTATACGCCTTAGTAACAAGGTCTGTTCCTATCTTGACATCTCCATAACCTACATTATAAACCATATGCATAGCATTTCTTTGCCACTTGCCTAGATTTAGACTTACTAAGTCATCTTCTGCCTTCCATGTAGTATTATGAAGATTCTCCAACATCAGCTTTATATCAGAAGTTTGACTTAATAAATGCTCTACAGCTTTATAATTCAAGGCTTCTTCAGGATTAACCGGCTGCATTTGGAGAAATTCTGGGTCAAATACACAGAGATTTGTACATGCTCTGTTAAGTGCTCCTCTATAAATCTTGGCTACTGGCTTACGAACATCTAATCCATAAACCATGCCAATAACTTCATCATGATTGTCAAAACTGCAACTCTCTGGCATTACAGCTTGAATCAATACACGATTATATGTAATATCATCTGCATTAACATCTCCATCGACTGTCCTAGTGACCTGTTTAGGTAACTCTACTTCAACTATAAAGTCTTTAGTAAACTTGGACATTCTTTCAATAAAAGGCTCTACATAGGCAGCAGTTGGTAAATATGCTCTCTTACCTATTCTAGTAGCCTTACCATTCATGAGTTGGTCAATACTTATTTGCATTTCACTCTATACAGTGTTTATAAATATCCTTCCATATTTCATGTAGTTTAGTTTTATCTTCTACATCATACTTATTGTATGGAATGTCAGTGTATCTAACTATCTGCTGAATGGTGTGGTCTTTATATGCATTACAAGGAGAATAAGATACATTTGGAAAGGCCTTATACATTTCATCAAGAAGTGGACGTATCTGGTCAACAAACACATAGGCAATAAAGTTCTCACTATTCATAATAAACACCTGAAAGTTATATCCTGCTTTATTCGTGTCAAACATCCAGGCATACATGACAGCTTGTATGAACTGTTGTTTTATTTGCCAATCAGTAGAACTTTTCCTGAATTTTACTTCTTGTATACCATGAAACGTTCGTTTGCCAGTGTACTCACATTCCATTAGCCCATCTGTGGATGCTTTAGAAAATGGGGCATATCTCTTATAAGTCCGAATATTACATTTGGAAACTTTAGCATATGTAAATTTGTATATATCTTCAATTTCCGGTTCTGCCGTAGCAGTCTCAAAATCCTTTATAAGCTCTGAACCGAATACTGGGATAAAAAAGTCACTAGCTATTCTAATCATTGCAGTACAATCCTACCATCTGTAATGTTCTTTCCATCTACAATACTATAATCACAACATGCAAGCGTATTTCCAAAGTTCTTGTGAATCCATTCGGAACTTCCAAACAATGAACCAACTGACTTATAGGTAAATCTTCTACCGTAAGTGGTAGCTGATTGATGCAAATCTCCTTTTACAAAGATTACATTACCAGTGATGCCCTTATTGTCCAAATATTCATTGATGAAATTCTCTGTCTTCACGTCAAGAGTTAATGGTAGATTCTTAAACATGTCTTTATTATCTTTACCATGACACATTACATAGGTAGTCTCGTTAAGAGTAAACTCTCCTATAAATTTGTCAAATACTTGACATTTAACATCAAACTGTTCTAATACAGCAGCTAATGCCAAATTAGCAGCATAACCAAAATCACCATCATGATTGGACTCGCCAACACAATAATAATACATATTGGTATGCTTTACATTCTCTATCAGAGATTTAACAAAGCTAGTCATTAACTTAATATAAGTTTGCAATTGCTCCTTATTGCTCATGTTTTGAGCCAGTTCATGACCACCTCTTGTAGTTTGTCCATTATATCCGTCAAGGGAATCTCCAAGATTACAAATGACTATATTCTCAAACCCACCACCAATGTAATAAGCTTCAGTATATACTCTCTTTATAATCATGTCAAATCTCTTCTTCATTTCTTCTTCGTTATAAGGATTCTGATAAATAGATAGAGGAGACACTGCGGCTCCAGTATGAATATCAGACAACCATATGATTAGGTCTTTACCGTTAGAAATTGTCGGCATACGTCCCCAGTCATACAGATTATTAAAGTCTAGCCCTTCTATAAGAGCTTTGCCGTCAGCTATTTTAGCTTTCAGTTCGGCATTCTCCATGGCATACTTCTTAAGTAGTCGCTCGTTATTCTTGATGCGTTCTGCTTCTATGCCTCTTAGGAAGTCATTCTCCTTCTCCCTTAGTTGCATATCTTTAAGCTCATCAATAGTATTCTCCTCAATAACATGAGGAGCAAATGGTGCTGCGGCTTTAGTAATATTGAAGACTTTGAGAATCTTCTTAAACTCCTCTAGAGAATATTCAGGGAAGCTACGACTTACTTCTCTTTGTGTTATGGATGAACCATAATAAGAGTAAAGTCTATGAATCATATTCATTTCATCCCTAGTAAGACTGCCAGTAAATGGTGCTTTGTCTCTTAGCGGGATAGTGAATTGATACTTAACAATCTTACCTTCATCATTTCTGACCAATGTAATCTTGCCCGTACTAGTTTCCTCCTCTTCAGAAGATGTCACTTCTTCCGATTTAGAACGACGTATAATACCTCTCTTGCTAACCTTGTCATACAGACTCATTATCTTGTCGTAGGATTCCTTGTCGATACTGCCATCAGCTATATCTTTGTTTACTACTTGCTTCTTTACCCAGAAGTAATTCTGTGGAAGACCTACTTGTTCTGCATACGCATTTAAACTAATGTTCTGTTTTAAAACTTCTTGTAAGTGATTGATTAGCTTGGTAATTGTTGTTTCTCTCATTTCTGAGTTAAAATTAGATAACCTTTCGGCGCTTATATAAAATCTAATCTCTTTTAGTTATGCACATCTGAATAAAAAGAAAAGGGACTACCTTATTCACATAAGATAATCCCTTTGATATTTAAAGTCAATAGAAGTTAAATTTTATCCTTCGACCCCAAAGCAGATGTATGTACCCATCTTAGCTGATTTTGACGGAGTGTGTTTTACTTCAAAAGCACCGTCTTCGCCTTCAACTACAGCCTTGATGTACTTGCAATAGATATCGCCAGTATAACCTTTCTTAGTGTAAAGTTCCTTAGCGATTTCTTTGGCTTTAGTTTTAGTTTCAAAGTTCAAGAACAATACTTCACCAGTTGCAGGATTGATTCCCTGATAGCCAGTTTTGTATTTACGTTTACCTTTCTCGTTCTTGATGTCACGCATAGTATAAGGACGTTCACGAGTATCAGCAGAACCTGCTTCAAATGTGATAGAACATCCGATGCCAGCAGCAAACTTAGTATGCTTAGCCAGATACTCTGCTTCAAATTCCTTCAAAGCTTTCTCTGAAATAGGTTTACCAGCTGTCTTCCATGCCTGAGTTGCATCACGAATTACTTGGAAAGGTGCTTGTGCGATTGCTTCTTGTTTAGTATAACCTTTTACTTCTACGTTCTTAAAATTTACTTGGTTTGTCATAATTAATTGGAATTTAAACATTAGTTCATTGTCATATCTCTTTGTTATTGTATTACAAAGGTACTGCTTTAATAGTAAACTACCAAACAGTTCTAATGCAAAATAATCTAAATTTAATTCTATTAATCTGACTCTCTTTCGAGAGGAAAGCGTTACAAAGATACTACATTTCTTGTAACTACACAAGTAAATTGCCAACAATTAGTGAGTTAATAAGATTTAACTATTATCGTTTGGCGGAAAGCAAAATTCATTTTTAGTCATTTGCTCCCATGTGTCTCGGCTTTCCTCGTAGAACTTGTCCACGATTTCATCAGAGCGTTTCTCTATTAATCCTGCTGCCCATAACAGCTGGTGGAAACGCATATCGGGATGTTTCCTGGCTAATACTTCCAAACTATGAATTATAGCCATGTTATTCAAATATCTGTCATGTACCATAATTAAAATGGCGTTTCTGGCGTAGTAGGTTCCCAAGGAAGCTCTTTATCAAGAATTTCATTAATCTTAGCAACCATATCTTTAGCCGATTTTAAATCAAATGTCAAGAACTCGGTAGTGTTTCTCATAAAATCATCACATATAACTGCGAGACCTTTAAGAAGACCCTCCGAATTATGACTTTCTTTGCCCTGTCTAATCTTCTGGATTACTTGCCAAGTAGTTGCGTTAGGAGTTTTGTTTCTAGCTTGCTTAGTAAGAAAGCATATTAGTGATATTAAAGCAAACTTAGTCCCTATATCACAGGCCAGACATCCTAAACTGAAGTACTGCTTGTAGTATTCCTTCAAATCATTCATAGTAGGCTCATAGTATTCCATCAGCATCGTATCCATAAAGCTCGTAATATGCTACACGCCTCAACAATGTAGTAAATTCAGTAAAACCCGACAACATATGACCATTATTAACAGGAAACACTCCAGACCTAAAATCCGGAACTGTTGATACCACTAACATATTAGCCTTAAGTGTGGGCTTTGCCTTATATTCATTCTCTATGTACAATTTCAGCATCCACATATACATAGCCATTTGCCTAGCATAGTGATACTTATCAAAGCTCTCATGAAACTTAGTGAGATAATGTCCACTAGTCTTCAAGTCATTGAGAACTAATTCATTCGACTCTGGACTGTATGTAAAATTATCCAACTTAGCTTTTAGTTTGAGAACCTTACTAAGACCATTATGCTCAACAAGCACATCTATTAATAGTACAGACTCATTCTTGGAGATTGGCTTCTCTAATAAATAGTCTGGATTCAATAAGGATTGTATTTGTGGATTACATTCAACTGATACAATACATTCTCGTAGTTTGTCTCTAGATTTAGCATCAAGATAAATTGGAACCTTATCTGCAACATATTTGCTGCCCCACTCATAAGCTGTGCGTTGAGCATAATAGTTCTCGCATTTTATGCGCAGAGCATCCATTTTGTCTTCATCCATTTTACCTTTATAATAGCTAATCTTGTCAGACGCTACTACTATCTCATCCTTAGTAACAACACCATTAGCTATAAATAAAGGATACAGCTCATCAGCCATGAATCCGGCTTTAGCTGTTGGTCTATCTACAGACTCTACAAGAATAAAAGACTCTGGTTGCAGTACTAATTCATGTACTGCTGAACCAAAGTACAGCGAATCGGAGTATCTTCCATCAGCACCCAATCCTGCTAAATAGGCTTCTGGACTACCTCCTTGTTCTGGGTTTATAAGCTTCAATCTAGAATTACTAATGTAATCAGAATAAGCTTCACTGAAATACTCCTCATCACTTATCTCAAGGAACTTGATAGTTTCAATTAGTGGTGTAATTTTAATGTCTTTAAGCATAACTCCTCATGAATTGATAAGCATCTATAATCTCATCTTTACATAAGGAGAACACTTTAAACATAGGAAAGTCAATAGTCCTTTCTGTATGCATTAATAATGCAGGCAGTCCAGAACGTTGACATTTTAGTACGTTGCTTAAAGAATCGTCAATAAAGACATCAACTTTACCTTTAATCATATCAGCCTTATTACCGTGTTGGTAATACATCTGATAGACTGGTCTATCTGGGAATCCATTCAGCCTTAACCATTCCTTAGTCCAAGCTTTATTGTTCACACGTTTAGTGCAATACAATTCTGGGATGAAATCAGGTCTGTTAATCACTTTGAGATTTAACCAGAAGTCTCTGTCCTTACTAAGAATGCGTTGTACATTCCTAGTAATTATACTATCTTCAAGCATACGTGGATTACTAGCTGTATCAAAGTACTCACAGTAAGCACCCCAAAAGTCAGCTAGACAATCGTCAATATCTAAACCTATTCTAAACATTCATTGTTATCTTGTACGACTAGAACTCCTCTATATCGTATATGTCACCAATAATTATCTCTTTGTCTTTAGCCATAGTACCTGCCAACTCATCATAATCACCTGGAGGGTCTATGTCATAATCTGTAATGAATAAGTCAATAAACTTATCCTCAGCTTCTGTAAAGCTTCTAGCTCTTACCTTCTCTAGCCATAAATCACCGTCGTCCAGACTATAACAAGGCAGAATATAAGTGTTCATCAGCAGATATAATAATTAAATGATTCAAGATTTAGTAAGTCAAGATGTGAATATATCAAATTTGCCATAGGATATTCTAATCAAGTATTACTAAACAAAGAAAGCCACAGATTACTCCGTAGCCTTCTTAATAAGTTCATAAAAGAAATCTTTACTCATCATAACGTATTCTCCGTCAGAGCCCATGTTTACTCCCTTGTCAATCTGCTTGTTCCAGATTATTACTAAGGGTCTATCTTTACGACCACATGTTTTGATAATTTCAGCAATAGACGGTGTGTTCTTAGTACATTTACATTGTACGTAACATGGCAATTTGTCCTCGGTTTCAGCTATGTCAATTTTAGCATCGTCCAGATTCTTGGACTCACTACGAGATGACTTTAGGCCTTTATAACCAAGTCCTATCAATTCCTTAATAATCTTAAGTTCATAATTATTACCTTTACGTTTAGCATATGCACCGTTACGTTTCTTCTTCGGTTTTACTTCTTCAGTGTTCTCCATGCCCTTTCAATTAAATTAAGTGTCTTCTCTCTACCATATTTAGCATGAAAGTCAGATATATCTTTAGCTCCATAAGACCTAGGAATGAAGATGCAGTCTATGTTAAACTTCTTTCTTATCTGGTTCATGTTATGAATGCCAGGCAAGTCGTTATCATAGAATACAACTATCTTCTTAAATCTTTTACTCAACTTCTCGAATTGAGATTCAGTTAAGAATAAATTCTCTGAATTAGGAGCTATTGCAGTAATTCCTAAAGAATATAGACACATAACGTCTTTCATACTCTTAGTAACTACTAACAAATCGCCTTCTGCCGGAAGCTGATGTGCTCCCTGTAACATGATAGACTTCCAGTTAGATAGAAACCGTGTAGTTCCTCTTTCTCTAAATGGAAAGTAGATTCTCCATAACTCAACCCCTTTATCGTTCTTACCACGATAATAGCCAAACATGGGATTCTGTGGACCAGTAGTGGCATAATAACTGCCATTTAAATAGACAGCCTTGCAAGAATAGACTCTGAATCTCTTCAGAATCTCCTTAGTAATGCCATATTGTGCCCACCACTGTAGTTCAGATTCAGTGAACTCTTGTACATCAGCTCTTATAATCGCAGGTCCGTCGTCCTTAAATTCAGATTTACTTGCAATTACAGGCTTATTGTTCTTAGGTAATGTTTTATGAGTTATATAACCAAAGTCATTAGCAATTATTTGCAATGCTTTATAGTAAGTACAACTATACTTATACATAACCACACTAATGAAATTACCATAGAACTGTCCGCTGAAGTCATTGAATATGATGTCTCCAGACGCATTCCTATAAAAGGAACACGTAGGAGAATTATCATTTCTCAACGGAGATTTAAACAACCCTTTCTTAACTGGGATTCCTAGATAATACTCAAGATAAGTTTCCTGAGTCTGCCTTTCAAGTAAATACTTCTTAGTAATTTTAGGTTCATATTCCAATACCATATTATTTCAATGTTTAATGTTTGAACCTCAAATTTACTAATTAATTATTACACTTCAAAGTCAAGGTCTGCGTTATCTGTGGCTGCATCATTAGATGCTGCAAAATCGTCAGAACTTGTACCAGGCATATCAGTAGGGCCGTTACTCTTCTGTTTATTCATCTGACTGATTTCATAGTCAGAGAAGAATACTTTGTCTCCTAACCAGTTGTTAGAGATATATGCATCACCTGCTTTACTAATATTGACGAAATAAGGTAGACAAGGTTCGCCTTTCTTATTAGCAATCAGCTTCAGATTAGTATGCTTATTAACTGCATCCTTAGTGATGTCGGCAAATGTCTTTACCAATTTCTCAAACTCTTCCGGAAGGGCAAAAGTTTTAGTTTTAAATGCTTCATATTTCTTAGGAGCAAGTTGTTCTCCAATATGAGCTAACATAAATTTAAACTTCTCAAAGTTGGACGGACTTTCACGTTCAACTCCATTGTTAGAGCTTACTTGTCTTACATCGTCTCCCTCTTTAGGACAGAATACTGTTTCTTCATAAACACCATTCTCATTCTCGAATGAAATTCTCATGGTTTTATACACTGCGTCAGGGTCTTTCTTACCCTTAAACTCATTAAATGTTATTCCCTTGAAGATAACATCGTGGATTTCCCATGGTTTCAGTCTTGGTTTAATAGATGATGTACCGTTCGTGTTTGTTAAGTTGAAATTCATTGACATAGTTTATAAGTATTAAAGTTCAAAAGTTAATGGGTCAATCTCTTTAGCTGACTCATCTCCAATCTCTGTGTCTAACGGCAAATCAATGTTGTCGCTTTCATCTTCTAATACCTCTATGTTATCTACTTCAGGCTCTTCCGGCCTTTCAGCATTACCAACTAATACGAAGAGGTCGTCTTGACCTTTCATCGTAGTTACTGTAAATGTATCGCCATACTGACGTAGCATGTCATTAGCTTTACCTCTACAGCTGACAGACAGACTCTTAGTAAGTTTGTTTCCACCTTTGGTTCCAAAGGCTTCATCAGTTCCTATAACGGGGAAAGTGATTCCGTCAATTTTCTGATATTTAATACTAAGTCTATCTTCCCAAGCAACTCCCATTAATTGGGCAGCTGCTTTATTAAGTATGTACTTGTTAGGGTCTAGGGTAATTTGCGGTTCAGATGTCTCTGGAACCTCTTCCTTGACTGTTCTAGTCTTTACTTCTTCTTTGACAATTTCCTGCTTTAGAGATTTATACTCTCCAGTAGCTGGGTCAAAGTCCAAAGTTAACAGCATTTTAACTATCATTCTCCGTATTCAAATTTATTGATTGTGTCAATCACCATCTTCATATTAGGTTCAACATATAAATCTGGGAAACATCCTGCGGTACTTCTACAAGTATCTGGACCAAGTGACCTTGTTCTGAATTTATAGTCAACCTCTTCATCATTTACAATCTTCTCTGCATACAGCAAATAATTAAACAGTCCATCTATATTAACAGACCTATCCAACATCTTTCCAGTAGTAAATAACTTATATTTAGGGTCATAGTCGTTACCGTCATTTACAATATGAGATATGAACACTACAATTAAATCCTCTCTAAGAGTCATAGCTTTCATTATTAAATCATAATAGTGCTTTGCAAAGTCAATATGCTTGTCATATCCTTTCTCTGCACTTCTAGACATCACCTCTTGTGAAAGAAGATAATTACTATCATCAATTGCTAAGACCTTAATCTCCGGCATTTTAACATTAACTACATTCATGATGTTCATCACTTTGGCAAATTCATTACTGAAATACCAATTTCCGACATAGTTCTTGTCTTTGTCCTGAGTTAGCTTCTTGTAATTCTTCCTAAATCCTGGAATTGATAATTGTTTAGGAGTACAGCTAATAATAAATGTCTCCTTTGGGTTTAAATACTGTAGGGAACTAGACTTACCACTTCCCGAAAATCCTCCAAGTCCTATAATTTGGCTCATTAAATCATAATGTTATGGTTACGCGTAAATCATCTTTCTTAGTTCGTTCTATCTCGACTTCCCTGTCTGGGAAATCAATAATAGTCCAATCTGGATTCTTATACTTGTCATAATCATTGATTTCAGACGCAGACGGAAGCTCTTTAAAGATACCACATCTACCATAAAATCCTACACCAATGGCTACGTCAGACGCACCAAATCTATTCTTAAGAACCAATAATGACCTGAAACCATCCTTTAGCTCTTTAATGCAATATCCTCTATATGTAGACAATTTGCTTCTAAATGGATTAAATAATACCAATACTACATTGGCATCCTCACTCGGAGAACCACTCTCTTTTAAATCTGACAAATCAGGTTCTTGCAAGCCTTGTTTTAGTCGTTCTGCATTATTAGCATTTCTATTGAACTGCATAATATTGATTGGAGATATCTTACATTTATTTCTAAATGAGACACCATATGCTGATATGGTATCAATCTCCTCCTTCTTGCTCCGACCTAACTGCGGTCTTACTAGACCTAAGTGGTCAGTAATTACTGCGATAATTTGTTTCGGATTATTAAGTTCATAAGTATCTTCATCAACAAAGGTTCCAAATTTCTTTAAATCCTCTATGATTAGAGACTTATACTTCTCTGAATTGAGAGTGCCGTCATGTATTATTAGTCTGTCCTCTATAGATTCTAGCCATGGAATACATTCCTGTACTAACTCATAATCCTCATCAGAGAGTGTGGAGTCCTTGCCTCTAGACAATAATTCTTTAAAAGATATTTGTTTACCATATGTCTCATATATATGAAGAGAAAGCAATTTAGCAAGTAACTGCTCAGCACTCATCTCCAAAGAGAATATAATAAACTGAACATCCTTATCAGAATCAGAGTCCAGCAGAGCCTTATATATAAAGGAGTGAAGCACGAAACTAGTTTTACCATTACCAGTTCCTGCGGCAATTAGGTAATAGGTCTCTTGAGTTAATCCGTCAATTATATGCTCCAGCTTAGGCATTCCCAGTGATAATCCTTGATTGTCACCTTCTCTACCTCTTTTGATAAGTTCGATTAGTCTGCTAGTATATGTCATAGTTCCGTCATAGTATCAAATACTAATTCTTCATATGTTCCATCTTTAAACTTCTCGATGCTTTCCCAAGCCTTAGACATTATAAAGTCAGCAATGTTGACATTTATCAGATTACATTTATTCTGCTTAGCCCAATTGACTAACTCTATCACTCTTTTATGATTCTCAAGTTTCCACCCTATATTCTTGCCATATCTAAAGAACATATCTTCCAAAGTGTTAAACTTCTTAGACCAGTTCTTTAAGCTATACTCCCTGCCATTAATAATGACAATATCTGGGTATGCTTCCCAGAACTCTCCTCCCAGGTCTCCGGAATACTTTCTATAATTCTTAATGAAGTTTTCATTAAAGATTACAGATTCAGGGTCAAACGTCTGACCCTCTGCGGGAATTTTATACTTCTTAGTAATGACTCCCTTCACCTGTAGACTTAATAGTACATCTCTAAGGCGGGTTTTAGTTATTGGCATTCCCAGATAACGAACAAGAGAATCCTTATGTCCTTCTTCTGGTTGTGCCAAGAATAGCAACTCAATCATTAATAACTCCTCAGCAGTAAGCCTATACTGCTCCATTATTAACAACTGATTCTCTATTGTTAAACTTAATTTCTCCAAGCGTACTGATTAATAAGTAAATAACTTACTAATCTATCAGCTGTGATACTTTGTTATTCTGATTTCTCAGTGTCCTCAATCACATAAGCTTCGCCTGCTACTTCGTAAGGAGCTATAAACTCTTTAAAGAGTTCTGTCTGCCTTGCTACCATAGCTTTGACGTCATAGATTCCACCTTCAAATTCAATTTCACCGTTTTCGTTGACACCACTAGCATGAATGATACTATCAAACGTGTTAGTAAGCATCACAAGTTCAAGCAATCTTTCAGTTGTCATGTAATTTTGACCGTTAAGGATTACAAAGATACGATAATCTTGTTACATTTCAAAACGAATCTACTTAAATTTCAGGCTCGTAATAAGACTTTGCACATCTAGAGGGCTACGCTCTAAATGCACAGACATCATGCAAATACGATGCTCTGAATGCTTCTCTAACAGCTCTAATAGCTTGACAGCATCAACATCAGTAGATACTGTCGAAGTTCTATCAGGCTGCCCTTCAGCACCTATGTTGCAATATAACACTCTAAACATTAGAACCTAAATATCATTTTAGTTTCTTTGTTCTTCTTAGGAGTAAATTCTCGCCCTTCTAGTAGATTTAATAAATCAGAATCGGCTATAGTGACATAATCCTTACTACCAGTACTCTTGCGAAACCATTCTTCTTCAACAGTTCCCTTGATTACTAAAGTAAAGACTTCCGCTACTTTATTCTCTGCCTTTCTAATAACTCTACCTATTCTCTGCGTCTTAGACGTAGGACTGGAATCATATCCAAGAATAACGGCTACTGACAGTCCTGGTATGTCAGCTCCTTCATCTAACATCTTAGAAGTATTAAGTACTCCCACAGATGCTGATTTAAACTCCTCTAAAGTCATCCTTCCCTTCTTCTTAGTTTCCTTACTAGATAGTACCTTACCATACTTGATTTGTTCGGCAATCTTGATTGTCTTACTAAAAGTAATACATTTCTTGTCTTGCCTATGCTCAAGTATCATATTTGTAAGTTCTATCTTTTTAGGATGCTCATAAATGAACTTCTTCCTTGCTTGCAAAGTCCTATTGAAACCCATAGCATGAATTAGAATGGTCTTATTAAGAGCTTTCCATTCATCTGGTTTCTTGTCAAAGTCGGGAAGCATAGTTTTAGCTAGCTCAATTCTCTTCTGCCATTTAGTAGCACAAGCCATAGCAAGTGTAAAGTCATGACCAAAGAATGCGAAATGCTCATAGAATTCTCTGTTTAACTCATAGTATTTGTCTAGATTGTCTACTTCTACCATAACCTTATATTCCCTATAGGGAGATAGCCAGCCTCTAGCAGTAGCTTCACTAACATCTACTCTATCAACTACTGGACAATACTTCTTGATATAGCTATCCTTACCGTCTAGTCGTTCCATAGTTGCAGTTAAGCCTAAAATTATTTTATACTTGACTACTTCAAATACCTTTCCAAATAAATCAGAAGCATACTTATGACATTCGTCAAGTACTAGCAAATCACATGTCCACTCATGTTTCACAACAGAGTTTATTATTAGTACCTCGTACACCATTGGGACTTGCTGCTCTGTTAAATCACTAAGCCATTGTCTCTGTAGTGCATCAGTAGGTACTACTATTATAATTCTTCTACCAGGATTCTTAGCCAAGAATCTTTTCATACACATAATGGCAGTTCTAGTCTTACCGAAACCGGTACAATAGACTAAAGAACCACGCAACTTATTATCTACCCAACGTTGAACACCAATTGCTTGGCGTTCATCTCTGCTTACGTTTCCGAATAAGTCTGCCACTTGTTATAGGCTAAGCCCTTAATTAATAACTCATTTGAATCTATTACCTTGAACCCTGTTATTTAACATTAGTAAATTCTCACAAGTTACGTTAAGTAGCTTATACCTACTACATAGTAATCTGGATTAACTGTGGTCAGCATCCAGAGCACATTATAAAGTATAGCCTTTAGCATCACATACTAATTTAATTTGGTTCTTGCGAGTTTCCCACTGAGATATATGGAACTTCACTTCATCTTCCAAAGAATACAAGATTCTATTTCTAAGAACCTTTAATTGGTCAGTAGTTAGTTCTGTATACTTCTTACTCTTCAAATTAACCATAGAACGAAGCTGTGAATAGCTAAGTCCTTTAGGAGTAACATAAAGAGGCATTGTGGGCTTCAGACCTAGTCTTTCCTTCGCCACTTCAATCTTATCTCTTATCTGACCTGTTTTAGGGTCTTTCTCCACTAAGTCCTTGCTCTCTTGAGCAGTGAACCATAGACCTTGCTTGAGAATAAATGTAAGAGTAATGTGTTGTTTGTTGAACTTTCCCAGTCTGTCCAAACAACCTTCGCGTACTGTCTCTGTTGGAATATCTCCAAACTCTTTAGGACAGCCGCACATAGTTCCTTCGATTGGATACTCTTTCGGGTCTATACCGTCCTTATTAATATCCAAGAAAGAGACTAACGCCTCTAGGAACTTAAACCTTGGCATATGCTGCTCCTGTTCTAACCAGCGCAAGAACAATTCTGCGTTACAACGCTGACGCTGGTCTTTAATAATGTCCAATAGAACATAACGACCAGGATAGTCCTTGTTAGTATTATAGAGCATAGAATCACAATGAGCATAGAAACCACGAAGTTCTTCTTCAGTACAATCAACCAAGCGTTTCTCCTCTTGTACTAGAACTCCATTTACTTCTTGCTTACGACCCTTCCAAATGAAAGAGTTGATGTCATTATTCTTTCTATCGATAGCTGATGCCAATTTCTCTCTGAACATAGATATATCATATTAATTTTAGATAATGGTCTAATCTCGTTAATTTAGATAATCTTTTACAGTATAATCTCACCTTCTGGTGGTTTCTCATAAACAAAGTCTTCGAAATATATATCGGTATATTTATACTTCTCAAAGGAGTCAGTGATGGGATTATACCATGTGTCTTCCCCTGCATATACTTCCTTACATTTCAAATACCCGATGTCACCAACCCTTAGAAATGGACCTTCCCAGTTAGGACATCGGGTACACATTTTATATGTGCCGTTTGACAAATCTTTGAATGCATAGACTATATAACCACCAGCATCTTCCTTACTAGCTAGTAATTCAACGCGTATGGTATATTGAATCATCATTCCGAGCCCACCAGCTCATTTTGTCGTTTATTAACCCCACCGTCTTTATAATGCACACAACCATACTTGGCGAAATCACAAACACTGCGCTCAATACCGCTGAAACAGGGATATCTAGAACAGTCTTTGCAAGTTCTTTCGGGGTATTTGTACTTTACTCCATCTTTGTCCTTATCAAAACTGTCAGATAGTTTGTTCGCCATGTTCCGAATAGTAGTTTGCCAAGAATTTGCTATTTAATCAGTAAGGCTAATAATAAGCCTACACTAATAGCAAATCCTCCTATTGACAATGTAGTTAATCTCTTGTTCTTTTTGTTCATCTTAGCTATCTGCTCCTGTTGCTTACTAATAGCTTCATCATACATCTGCATCTGCAATTCTGCTCGTGCTAGTTGTTGAAGTCTTATACTATCAGTTTTAGCATAGTTAGCAGTTAGTAATTCATAAGATGCAAGCTGTTTATTGAGTTCAAACCTCTCCAGCTTAAGCTTCTTATGCTCCAGAAATATAAGGTTACTAGCCTTTAATTGCTGTGGAGTAATCACAACCAATGAGTCATTTATTAGCTTGGGATACATATTCTGCGAAGAAAGATGCATCAGCGGCAATAGACTGATTAGTAATATCAATAAGCTCCTTTTCATACCAATTATTAATAGTGTCTATCTTACCTTTAGAATTGGTAATGACACTAATTAGACTGTCGTTAGTAATTTCTAACTTCCTTACTTCCTTATTGAGCGAGTCTATAGCTTGCTCATATTTAGTGTTGTCAGGAATAACTACTGTGTTTCTATCCTTGCAAGCCCATGCTATACCAAGGCATATAGCAGCAGCAATCACACCTCCAACGAAAGCATCCTTAAATTTCATTTCTGAGACTGATAGTAGTTATAGATATCATAGATAACATCCACTCTATCATTCTTAGAAGTTAATAAGGTATCCAAGCATGTACGTTCTTCATCAGATAGTGATGCTTCTAGTTCGACCATTTTACGTCCTTCTTCATAGATAGCCTTAGCTGTATCATATCCTTTCAGATACTTGCCAGGACATTGTTTGAAGAATGCTACTTCTTGGTCAAGAAGAGCATTAACTACACCACGGTTAATCAATCCGGGGTCAGTACTGTACAGAGCATGATTATGTAGTTTACGAGCCTTACCAAGAGCTATTTGAACTCCCATGTTCTCATCAAACTCATCTTCTGGTTGACATACAGACACGCCAATAGACAGACATTTATCACTTAAGAGTGCATCTTCATCCCAGTTCTCTGTATCTGGGTCAATTTCAGCACATACTTCCTGTGACAATGCAACCATTACGAACTTGCGTTCCATGCCAGTAAAATCAACAAAACTGTCAACTCTATACTCAACTCTTTCTTTCATAAACTTGTAGATTAAATGTTTCTAAATGTAATCTCTTTAGATAAGTTAATCTGATTTTAGGCAATTACTTGCGACCTAGACCATTATAGAAATCAAGTATTGCATTCTCTTTACGAAGCCAAGTAGCCTGTTCTTTAGCCATATCAAGAATAGTACGACTAATAGATTCTTCTTCTACTTGCTCTTTAACTAACATACCTTCATCCTCATCCTCTCCATTCAACCATTGGAATGTAGCCCAATCACTTTCTTTCTGAGCCTGGTCTACAATCTTATTAATACCACGAGTAGTCTCAATCTCCCTATCTACTGTGGCAGCAAAGGGCATGACTCTATCAGTGATTTCAACATTAATGGCTGGAACAGGCGGATATTGGAACAGAGCATCGTTAGTGGTTAGATATTCAAATATCCAAGAATGATGCAAATATTCTTCCTTAGCACGACCTCTCCAGTAAATACCTAGCTTTGGTAAACCCTCTACTTCAAAGTAATTGGCAAAGGTCATATACAGAGCATGGTTGGCAAGTTCGGCTGACATCTGTTTTACCAACATCTCAACCATTACAGTTGATAGTGGGCAAACACGTCTAGACTTATCAATCACCTGCTCTGTATACTTCATAGTAGGTTCAGCGCCTACGGTTTGAACTCCTTCGCTTGTCTTCTCCTGTATTGGATTTCCGTCTTTGTCTAGCATTCTCACGTTCTAACACTTTAAAATTGTTGTTCATTAAATAATCTAGGGGAGCTGCTAGCCAAGTAATATACTTAGCACATGTAATCTCATCGTCGACTTTAATAAACTGCGATTCCCTTACCTTAATAGGCTTATCAGTAGTATAGAACTTAGAACCTACACATTCTACCCTATCCTTCCTAATGAGGTATAGTTGTACTTCATATAGAAAGGAAGGATACACTGTTAGTTTAACGTCCCCAGAATGGTAGACAGTCGGGGGCGTAGGTTTTGCCATTCCAAGAATATTTAGTAACCTGGGACTTCTCTGTCTTATATTTACTTAATAAGAAAGGGATGTCAGATTGAATACATTTATGGCTAAATGTGTTCTTTGGTATAGGTTTGTTGGTCTTTGGATTCATTTTACCAGTAGTAAAGTTACCACCCTTTACATACACGACCAGAGTTCCAGGAATAGGAATAGATTTAGCAGGAGCCGGCCATTGATAGCTCGGAGCAGGGAATCGTCTATAGCGTTTCCACAACTTACGTTCTTTAGGAGTTTTACTCCACACACTTGGGTCACGTGGTGTTACAGATGGCTGTCTTAAATGCTCTGCCACCATGAAAGCATCATCGGTCAAATCCTTGATTCTTAGTCTTTTGAATCTCTCCTCTGGAGTCTCTTTGATAGTTTCCTTCTTCATTACTGATAAGTTTAATGAGTTAAATATTAGTTATTTACCACGTTTAGTATAAACTGTCCCACAGACATTACATTTGTAAAGCCTGTTGTCATAATCGAACAGCGTGTGAGTAGTATCCCTACCACACCTTGCACAATTCATTAACTTAACAGATTCATACACCTTCTTCGGCTTATGAGGTGCCGTACCTTTCTTACGTGAAGCCATAGCTTAAATTCCTTTAGTTAACTCTTCTAATCTAGTTACTTCTTGTTTGTAATCTTGAATATATTCTTTCAGAGACATGGCATCTGGGTGTTTACATTCTATTCTGTAATCTGCTATTCTTTGAAGACATGCAGATATGGGAAGTCCATAACCAATAACTTTAAACTCCTGACGTTCTCCGTCCTTGGATTTAATAGTTTTTAGTACAGATAGGTCCCAGAAGTGTAAATTGTCACCTATAGATTCCATTCTAAAGTCAGCTTCTTCAATAATCATACTTGATTATCCGTAAAGTTAGTATTAGTTTAATCTGATTGTTCTTCTAGCACCTTACCTATTAACCACAGATACAAAAATGGCGATATGACTGGACATGTCATCCACCAACCTACATCTTCTTCTACAACTTCCCAGAAGTATTCTTCATCTAGGTCATAATATGCAAGCATATAGTTTAGTACAATGTTTAATAAGTAAGATACACCATATAGTGCAAGTACTATTAATATTACAATCACAATTTCTCTTTCTCTACTCTAAATTGACAACATAGTTTCTGCAACTCGAGTATGACGGGTTCTAAGGTACTAACGCCCTTAACCAACACTGCTCGTTGGTCTACCGTCCTTCTGGCTAAATGGGATTGGACGCTGGAAACAGCATCTTCATATCTCTTCTTAATAAGGTCTCTGTTCTCGAAATACTTGGGAATCTTACCATGTAGATATATTAAAGCATCTAGTGCCTTAATAAGTTCCTTATGACTCATAGAAGTAGATATTCTGTCATAAATAAATACATATCTATCAACCCCGTCTGGAATGATATTTATATATTTATCAGTCTCAGTTCCTTCTCTTCCTACATGGTCTGCTAATCTCACAGTAGCAGAGAATCCATTTAATGTATAGTACTCCGAATCTCCCTTATAATTAGTAGAAGTAAACCCCTTCCTCTTTAGCCACGCTTTTAGTTTGCTCAACCCTCTCATCTTGTTTAATCTTCTTTTCCACCTTTCGAAATATTAAGTCTCCGTCAAGTGGACATCTACACTCCATAGTACAGTCACTGGCTTTAAAGTAACAGCCAAAGCACGCGCAACCACTGTCAACGATTTCCACCGGACTACCGTTTACAGTGATAAGGTCTCCTGACTGTAAAATGGGTATTAGTTCATTGTCTTCATATTTAAACCTCTGCATATCTAAAGTTAAAAAAGAAGGGCCAAACCCAGACAATCACTAGAGTAGACCTTACCTCATTAGAAGTAAAGAATAATCTAATAACTAATCTGAATTTGACCCTAAACGGCAGTACGAATATCGTTCTGCGCGATTAGCACTACATTAAATATAACGTAGCCTAAAGTCCGTTATCATAAACTGATAACAATAATGCCTATACTTGGCATTAGGTGTGTTGCTAGGAGCAACGAAGAAGAGCCTACACCCCCCCAGTGATATTCTGGCTGGAATGTCTATTCCATAACCTATCACCATACATAAGAACTATTCAAAGTAGTCTGGGAACTTATCTTTTAATATTTCAGATATGTCCACGCCAGTCAGTTCAGCCATAGATAATTCTTCCAACATTGCGTCTTCAGAATCGTCCACACTACCGTCAGCGCTATCAATAAGATTGAGCAGTAATTGAGCTTTCTCATCAGTCAGCCCGTCTTGCGCCCATTTACTTACTACTTCTGCAAAGAATTCATCGAACTCATAAGAAGTTTGCTCGTCTTCATCAGCGATTGCATTCTTCTTGGCAAACAGTTCTTTGATGTCTTCATCTGTAATAGTTCCGGCTTTATCATAAGCCGCGTTCAATGACTCTATAAGAGAGTCTTGTTCATCGAATGTCATTGTTGTTAACAATTAATGTTAAGAACATGTGAATAGTCTATTCACACCAACCCTCAAGGGCTTAAGATAATGTATGGCAATAAAATCACCATTACAGCAGTGGGGACTGCTTAAACAGGCATTTCACTCTCAATTATGCCTGTGGTTATGTTAGAATAAAGAAATTCACTTCTTCCAGGATATGAATAGATATTCTCCAACTAAGCCAGGATATCCTTCTTTATCAATAACCTTAACGAAGAATCGTTTATCTTCGTAGTATTTAAGGATTTCATCCTTGGCTTTAGCTACATCGTCATTCAAATCCATGACAAGACTAAAGTAATTGTTCTCGCTCTTAGCCTTAATAAGTTGGTCAGTAGTATCTAGAAACCTCTTAATTAGAGTTTCTTGTGTCACCACTTCATTGTAAGTGGCAACTGAATATGCCTCGTCCGCATTCATAGATTCACCTTCCAACAATTTACCAAAATTAAAGATATTCTTCATAATAACTAATAATTGGTTTGTGGTCCAGACGAGATTCAAACTCGTGACCTTCCCTTTAGGAGAGGGACGCTCTATTCTACTGAGCTACTAGACCCCTTTACGTTATACGTTAATACTCCCAGTATGTCTGCCTTTTATTTTAACAGAATTAGCATCGATGTCTCCTTGTACATTACCACCAACCTCAATACTGTTAGCTTCTATAGAACCTCCCACATTGCCTTTAACTTTAACACTATTACCATGTACAGTAAATGCGTCTCCGTCAATATCACATGTGTTGCAGTTAAGTTCTTTTACATTACCAGTAAAACTGATATGTACACTATCCTTATTCGTTTCAGATATTAATTTACCATTTACGTAAATTTTACGCTTGATTTGTGAGATAGTGATATTGTCCTCTTCAATGTCATAGGACTCATTATCAATAAATAACTTATTCATGATTCTTTTTATCCAGTTCATCTTCCTTCGTAATACTTAATCAGTTTATCAAATGCTTCAATCCTAGCATTGTGACCCTTCTCGTCATCGGGAGTCCACCAAAATGCCTTACCATACCTGTCTTTAGGCGCACCTAAAAACTCTCTATTGAACTCGGGGAACATGGCAACTACATCACATTCATCGTAGATGTTGATTCCTCGTTCGGTTCCAGCCATAGCATGTTCGATACAAAAGCACATTCCCCAGTATTCTGAATGGTCTTCAAACAGTTTCTTAGCTTTTAGTAAGATAGCGTGCTTATCGATTCTTTCTGTGTACCAATGGATGAGTTTGTCGAAGGCTATAAGCCTGTGTTTCTTCTCATCCACGGGCCACCAGAAGACAAGTCTAGCCACTTCTTCCTGTTTGACATTACCATTCAGGAATTGTGGATTGAACTCCGGAATTAAGGTTACTAATTCATTATAAGAGGGAGGTATTCCTTCTTTAAACACTCCGTTGAATGCTTGCTTCATATAGTGGCACATACCACCATTCTTATCACTGCCTGGTTTTGTATCTTTATCATACAAGTCTTTAGCAGTCTTTAATCTTTTAATAATTTCTAAGTTAGTCATCTCTTTCCTTATTAAGTTAGTAGTCCCAGGCAGAGTCGAACTGCCATTTCAGGTTCCGTAGACCAGCGTTCTATCCATTGAACTATGGGACCATACAGGAAGCAATTCCGATTTAACGGCCGCCCTTGCCAGTATCACGTACTGGGCTTTTCACGTGGACGGTCTGTCAGCATAACTCACAGTATTACTTACATGCTTCCTTTAATTTTAGCCTCTTCCAGCGCAAGAGTACTTATAGTCACTCTTAGCCATAGTACATCAAGTATAGTACTTGCTGACGTAAGCCATATCTACGTGTAACCACGTTAGCTTCCGCTCTCCTGGAAAGCGCAGCATTGATACTCCTCTTGAGTTTATCGGCATCAAATAGCAAACCAGTCACTCCTACTAATCCATTAGGCTCATCAGCGCAGATGTAATCTACTGCTTCAAAGAGCTGGGCTTTAGTTTCAGAGCTGTTCACCTTCTGCCATTTCTTTATTTCTTTCTCAAAGTCCATAATCAATTAAGTGCTTCGAGTTCTTTAGCCAATTCTTCCAGAGACTTACCTTCGAGTTCAGCGTCTTGTTTCTTAGCCATAAGGTCAAGAATCTTCTGACGCTTAGCTTTCTTCTCACTTTCAAGTAGACGGTCTTCCTGTTCTTGCAACTTAACATCAATAATGTGTTTTGCAATATTGAATTTCAGTTCAAGTTCGGTAGTGTCCTTAGTCCGGGTTTTGATGAAGCTTTCAGTTTTAGACTCTTGCAATTTCTTGTTAAGAGCAATTGCAATATTGTCAAGTTGAATTAAGGGTAAATCCCACAAGTCTTCAACAGAAAGAACTCCACGTTGCGTGTTAAAACGCAATTTCATTCTAGATGCTTTCTCAAACATAATTATAGCATTAAATTGTTAATACGTTTATATTCTTCAAACACTTTGTCCTCTGATTCTTCTCCCCACATACTGTGAATGAGAACACCGTAAGCACAAGGCTGGTACACAATAGGGTCTACTGCCTTCTTAGTGATTGTAACCTCTGGATTGTTTAATTGACCAGGAGGGCAAGCTACAAATAGCTCATTTCTACCTATCTTAACAGCATCAAAGGAAACTATGTTAGGATAGCTAAAACCCTTTACATCAGCAGGAAGACCAGGATTCTTGTTAACTATACTGGACAGCCTGAGTGTGCCTTCTATATCAGGACCAACAACTATATGATTATGTGATTCTATGTATTTCTTCAGATTGTTCAACATAGTTTCGCTGTCATTATATCCATAGTTGATACCTGTAACATAATAATATGCTCCATTAGTACACTCCAACCCCAAATCAGAGAACATTGGTCCTTCACCATTAAGCTTGCGCTTAACTTTTATGATTTCTCTGATGTTGCGGTCAGGAATTACTCCAGTGTATTGTTTTAGTAGACCTTTGACAAGTTTATATTTCTTACAAACTTCATCAAATTGTTTAGAGCCAACCAAAAGAGTACTCTCTCCGAACACCTCTCTTGCACGCTTTACGAAATTAAATAGGTTCTTAGCGCGCATGGCATCCAGAGCTATCTGATTATATTCAGATATTTTAGCCTGTAATAGCCTGGCATTCTTTGAGCTACCTAGCCCAGCATCAACCAACGTGTTGTATTCTCTTACTAATGTATCTCTATTAGGAGTATCAACTGATGTTTTGGAAACAGAACGTAGATATTCCTCCATACATAAAGCAAGAGCCATAGCTATGTTGGACTGAATAGTCATCACCGGCACGTCAACCACTTCTGGAGTTATAACTTCAGAATCATTGCGTTTTAGAAATCTAAACATCAGAAATTGACTTTTAAAGTTCTACTAAATGTTCCGTCCACTTTAACAATAACGGAATTACGCATAGTAGATGAGAATCCTAATCCACTCAATTGATGTTCTTGGTAAGGAGTCTTCATCTTATCAGCTAGAACCTCAAATACCTTACGGTGAGGAGTTAGCTCACTGTTAAGATATTCGTTAAAGAATCCACGAACAGGCTCCGGATTCTTGCAATCATCCAACATAAAGAAGTAATGTTTATTGCCAATACCCTGCTCATCCCAATAATTGGGAGACATCATCATCACGTTCACCTTATGGAACTTGTTAGTATCAATATTCCATATGCCTATTGACGAATTGCTAGTACTGGGTATTAGCTCTCTTATTTGGATGCCTTTAGATTTACTGTAAGTAATCTCGGCAACCATGACATTCTCTTTATGTTTAACGGGTTTGTCATAGACAAATTGTCGGACTTCTCCATTGTGTTCTATTTCCAATGTAAATCCTGTATCAACAGATTCTCTACAATGAAAGTTATTAACATACACAACATACTTACCTTTAAGCATCTTACGTTCGTCAACCCATATGATGTTCTCAACGGGTTTGCGAGTTTTGCCATATCCGGCATTTTCATCCACGTCTAGCTTACCACCACTTCTGCCGATTCTGTTGGAGTAATAAATTTCAAGATTATTAGGTTCAACGACATGCAAATCCAAGTCATCATAGTTAGACCATGCCAACGAACATCTTAAGAAGCCTTCAGTCTGACCACCAGCAGCTCTTACTTTCTCTTTAATAGAATCAGCTACTCCTCCATTATATGTCCAAGCAAAGTTGTTTGGCCATTTAAATAGATTCTTAGCATCCTTATTAACAGGAGCTGTAAGAGTTACTAAGTTATTAGACAGTCTACTTTCCATTAACACTTCTATGTTAGTGATAGTAGGTACCACATTAGCAACGAAATCATCAATGCTAATTTCAGTTAACTTGTCAAACTTCTTAGGATTGACTTTAGTGTCTGCGGCTAGTTCTTCGAATATATTTCCAGCCATTACCTTCTTGGCATCACGATTAGCAAATATAACATTGTTGACTGTTATATCCTCTAAGGCAGCATGTCTACGAGGTAGAGAATCCATAAGACCTAGTTCCTGCACTTTCTTCTGTGCTTCCTCAATCATTCTTTTAGTAACAATTGACTTAGGTCTTTGATAGTTCTCTGGAGCCATGATACGTTCGTATGCAGTCACACAATCGTCCAGTTCAAGTCCTGATGATATATTTACCAACAATGTACCAATTGCCGTATTACGAATGCGTGCACATCCTACACGATTGAAGTTTGCCCAACACCAGTTGTCTTTCTCTTCATCAGGTAATGAATCATAGTGTCTTTTATGACCCAGGAATACACTTAAGTCATTTTTAAACTGCTCTCCTCTATATAAAGCATTCTGACCTATTAAGTCTAGAACTGTTTCTATAGAGTCGACAGTTAATTCCTCAAGTGCACGTTTGAACACTTCCTTAGTTGTGCGTAAAGTCCCCATTACAGCAGATATGGATTCAGTCCCTGTATATACCAACTGACTTGGCATATGATAATAGAGATGATTCCAGGTAATTACTTTAGGACCTTGTAAACTGTCAACATAGGCATTGTTTCTATCAATTCCTAGTTCATAATCACGAGTGATAAAAACATCTACAACTGGTTTTGATTTCACTAATGCATCGAGATTTCTAGCTACAGTAGCATAAGGTTCATCCAACTGTAGGTTCTCCCACATGGTTACTACTTTATTGTCTTTAATGGCGACAACTCTACCATAATGTCTGATATAATGTTTACAATTGTTGCAATTATGAGACTGTCTCTCTTCCTCCGGAAAGGAATTAAGATAACAATCCCATAATGCATCCTTGTCTACATTAGTCAGAAAGAGCATGTCTGCACCAGCAGCTAGTCGATTAAACTGCGCATGGACTGCTCTTTTAAACTTGACAAATTCCATAATCTTATAAAGGTTTAATATTGTCGAATATATTGTCTTCGGCTTCTACTCCCCATTTAGAGTGAATCATTACCCCTATTGGAGTTACTTGAAACACAAATGGGTCATTATTAATGGGAATAATCTTCCTTTCCGGAACTGTAAACCGCATCGTTTCATTCATTTCTTCAATAGGAGCGGCAATGAATAAGTCAGCACTGCTACATTCTTTTGAATCAGCAATGTTCACATCATGTGCCTTGGCTTTATTAAGGATATGAAAGAATGGATATGCATTCATTCTAGCCTTATTTCTACTCAAATACATAAGTCCAATATGGGAAGGTTCCTGCCTAATGAAGTACCTTCCAACCGGATAGGACATGCTACCAATAGGCATAGGGTGAGTAGCAACTTGCATACCAGTAACATACCGTAAAGGTGAACCGTTTCCGCTGTAGTTAACATACTCATTTGCCTCAAGTGCTTGAGCAGTGGCTATTACCTTAGAGATTTCATCAATGTTCTCATCAGGTACAGAACCTTTATAAGCTGATAGTCTTCCAACAACTAATCCATACTTAACATTCAGATTAATGAAATCCTCCTCCTTAAGTATCAATGAGCCAGGGAAATGTCTTTGCAAAAAGCTATAACATTTTAAGACTTTAAGGTCCTCTTCCGAAGTGATAGCATCACCTACTTCTTTAGAATTAGTAAATCCTAAAGCTTTCAGTTTGACAGCCTTATCAACTAGTTGATGATTCGGATTCAGACCCTTAATAGTCTTCATGTACTCTACAGCCATTAGAGTATAAGCTAATTGCACTTCTTGGGCTGTGAATCTCTTTGTGCCTACAGACGTATCTGTAGAAGGACTAAAATTGTTCATAATTACTTTTGTTTAACTGAACCTGGTCTGGTAGTAGCTCTCTTAAATGAATCAGATTGCTTATCCCACCAAGCCTGTCGGTCTTTAAGACGTTGTACTTTCTTCTTGTATTTCATAGGTTTATCCTATTTCGTTACTAGCATTATAAGCAAGCTTGTCGGCTTCCTTATTATGTTCATCACTTGCATGACCTTTACACCACTCAACAGACACTACTTTATGCCTGTTCACAGCCTTATCAAGACGTTCCCACAAATCAGTGTTGGCTTTCCTCTTCCACCCTTTAGTAAGAGTTCCTACAATATACATAGAATCTGTTACTATTGTAATTTCAGAAGGTTCCTTTATGGATTCCAGGGCAACTATGGCAGCCATTTGCTCCATTCGCTGATTGGTGCTGTTCTTATACATCTTACTGTATTGGAATATCTTCTTGTCATCCTCTAAAATGACAAAGCCTATTCCCCCTTGATTTCTCGCAGGAGAATAGGCACCATCACAGTATATTCTGTACTTATGCGTCGGCATTAGGATTCTCAACAAAATCCTCATCATCCTCATCTTCTTCAGTTTCGGATATGACATCCTCATCAATAAGATGCTTAACCCACATACCTAAGATAAAGATGACATAGAATTTGTCTTTCTCCTGTTTGTAGTTAACCTTGTCAGAGACTTCATTAACTACATCTAACATTGTGAACTCCTCTTTAGCCATAGCATCGTCAGCTATAGCAGACATTTCTTCTACATAAGGTCTAGCCTTCTGCATCGCTTCGTCAAAACTCTTTACTAAGGCTATGCCTTCATCACCTCTAATTTGCATAGCAACAGATAGAGGTTGTTGCAATTCATTTCTAAAGAAGCCCAAATAGAAAGCTTTCTCTACATTTCCGTTCACGAAGTCATTGAAAGATTTAGCTTTCATTACTTCTTCTACTTTGAAATCAATTTCTGATACGTCTCTGATTTTGTCCATAATGTTATGATAGCAACCCACCAATCTTCTCGGCCATGGCTGTTGCTTTGTTAGAAACTGCTTCAAGGTTTGCAGCTTCAGTTTGTAATTCGATAATCTCTTGTTCTCTAACCTCTTTCTCTGCTTGAGCTCTAGATGCTACCTCTTTAAGATTGGTAACAGCTTTCTCAAATACATCAATAATCTTAGCTGATTCCTCGGCTAGTGAGGTACTTGTTACTTTAGCCGGTTCGGCTGATTGTTTCTTTCCAAACATCTTATAGGATTAGAATTACAGGGTTCAGGGTGAGCGGCTGTCGGGAATCGAACCCAATCTATCACTTGTGCGCATACTAAAATTAGTGATGTGCCCTCCTTTACACTACAACCGCATGGAGCAGTGGTTAGAATACTAATAGTCAAACACTAATAGTCATTCCTAAAGAGGTGTTCTGCAACCACCCCACAGTCAGCGCTAAACTGCACGTCTTATTACATACGCTCAACTCTGCTTTAGTTGTCATCGCTGGACTTCATTTAACCCAGATTCCAGCCTGGTCTATACTCGTTTCCTTTTAAGCTTACCACACTTGGAACATACTAGTAAGTATCTGTTACAATCAGTATAGCTAGTTTTTGCTATTATAGTCCATTCATGCCTACATGCTAGTTTCTCTAGCCATTTCTTGAATAGTTCTTTCATAATCAATTCGTTTTACTAATGGATATAGTTGTCCATAGCCGTGATTAACTGTTATATACCTAGATGTTATAGACAGACGATAGTGAGCATTGTTAATTTCGTTAGTAAGATACTCCATAGTTACAGGAGTTACTCCGTCACTAAATGTAACAGTTATGCCTGCTTCTATATCTTCTACACTCTTAGTAAGAGCATCTAAGCTACTTTGAATTTCTGCATATCTAGGATTAGGAATCTGCTCCGTCTCTAAATGCATAAAATGCTTAGATGTTTCACCTATATAACCTCCTTTGCTACATGGAATCGGAAGATAAACCCAGTTGTTATCAAACTTAACAGCTTGTTCATAAGCATGAGTTCCAGGTCTAAAGAGTTGCTGGTACGTATCGACTTTAACTACTTCTCTAGTCCCAGGAACTCTACCTTGCTTGTCGTCTAACCACCACCTTATATAATCACGAGCATCACGTACATGATATACTGGCAACTCAACTGGAGTACCATTAACCATACACCAATAATGACCTAGCAACCTCGGTCTATAAAAGTCAGAGTCTGTTCCATTGGAGTCAGGATTAGAATTGGCAAATCCATAACAGTAATCATAATAGTCTGCTGCTTTATGAGGTTTAGCAATCTTACCAAACTTGGGCAAAGCATGATTCCTGTTCTCCTTCCATTGCTTAGTACTAATGTTGTATCGACGACCTCTAGGAGTCTGCTCAACAGATTGTACTAATCCATTATCATCAACTCTAAAGAAAGCTTGTCTCCATCTATAATCGGTGAAGTAGTCGTCTAGGTATTCAGTTTTATCAGTATTCTTAATTGGCTTAATCCACTCATTCCAGGCTTTGGCTAGCTCTTTATAAGGCTTACCTACATACTTGGCTATGAATTTCACAATCCTAGATTCTTTAACGTATCCATAGCCGTGGTCCCAAGCTATATGACAACTTTTGTCTAATACCTTTCTACCATATCCTCTCTGCGCTGCTACTTCTTTAGACACTCTCAAATTGAAATCAGCATCAAAATCAGCTAGCGTTACTTTAGTAAGGTGTCTAGGATAGTAACTTGGATTACGAGTATGCTTGCTTTTACGTTTATACTCTTTCCTATGACCAAGTTTAAGTCTTCGTTCACTCATGTTATAGTATTTTAGTTACTTTACCAAATACGGATTTGGTCCACCCATTAATCTTACCATGATTGTTGCCTATAAGAACTCCTCTGTCTCCCTTAGCTTTGACTAAGTGAGTATAGTATCTACCTTTAACTTTGCAGAATACTATATCACCTACCTCTACATCGCTAAGATTTATAGGACTCAAGACATGCTCTTGGCCAGATTTGATTAGAGGAGTCATAGAGTTTCCCTTCTCTGAGGTTCTGAAGGATTTTCCTTCGGTCAGTAGTTTCTCCTTGTAATGCATCGGCTTTAGACATTAGATATACAAAGTTTAATCTCTCTTCCATGGTAGAGCCATTACTTATCCTTTCAAACAAGGTTAACTCTTGCCCATTTTTGTAGTTATAGTAAGATATCAACTCATTATATCTGGCAGTTTTACTATTCAACGAAGCTATAGTCATTGGATATCTTCTTAGCACTACTCCCCTATATAAATCAACAAGTTCACCCAATGAGTTGGCAATCTTTAATAACCTAACTACATTGGGTGAACCGTGTTTCTTGTACCTAATAGCATAACTCTCCAGAGCAGCATCCCAATCATGGAATACATGTTGAGCTTGAGTTAAATCAATCTCAACTATTTTGCGCAGGAACTCTTCTATAGTCATATTAATTAGATATTGTAGGTGATGTTAACTTGTCAATTAGATTCTTCATTGCTTCTTCACCAGCAGCAAAACCTTCAGAATACCCGATTTTATATGCCTTCTCTATAGATACAGCAACAGCTTCCATGACGCTATTGCCCTCATACTGTTTCTTTAATTCTTCTAATAGTTCTTTCATAAATCCTCCTTCCTTTAATTATTAGTAGCTTGAGTGGGATTCGAACCCACACGTCCATTTCTGGACACCAGAGCTTAAATCTGGGGCGTCTACCAATTTCGCCATCAAGCCATACCCTTATACTGACATCATGACCTTGATTGTAACTACAATTATCATTCCTATAGTACTTATAGCAGCTATACTTAAGAATATCTTAACCCATTTAAAGTCACAATCCCATATAGTTAGTAACATAGCTATTAATGCAGCCACAAATGCAATGACTACAGTAATCATTAATGCTGTTTCCATATCAATCTCTTACTAAGTCTATCCAATTAATTAGGATATGATACAACCGCCTCATAATACGTAATCGCAATAAGTGTCAACAAAATCCTTAGCTTCTTTTAAACCACATTTAGCAGATTCTTTTACATGCTTAACTGCTTGCAGTTTGGAACCAGTCTGTACAAACTGTTTCATCTTAAAGAAGTCTTCACATGACAAATCAATTGTATTATTCCAACGCTTCCTGTATGCAAGCATTGCATCACTATACTCTTGAGGATGTTCTGTCCAGGTAATTTGTTGGTCTAATATAACTGTACAAGTTCCATCAAGTATATCATATTCTCTAGATTCTACGGTGAATTTACCAGCTTCTAACACTACTATATCAGTAGGAAATGGAATCATCTCTGATGAGATTGATACTTCCTCTATTGTCTTATCATCTTTTACAAATTTTACAAACATAATCTTTAAGTATTAACTAATAATGTGGCGAGAAGGTGACTCGAACACCCAACCTTGCGATTATGAGTCGCACGCTCTAGCCAGTTGAGCTATCTCGCCATTAATAAGAACATAAAGCTCATCGTGTCTACATCGTTACCAATGCAACCTTAATACCTCCCGTTTGCTTCACTGCCGGCTAGTCTGGCTTTGTCTCCTTATGTTCTTATATATGAATAATCCGCCTGGCAGGGCTGTGAGCTGCCTTACCAATTATTGACGTCAGCTAATTTATGGAATAGCACGTCTGCTAAACTGAAATAGCCCTATAGTCATTTCTACACCTGCTCACATTTAAGTGGTGGATTACATGTTTATCGGTATTTATCGAACATGCTGTCTGATGCTTCTTCTCCCCACATAGACACGATAACAATACCTACTTTGGTAGCCCTAAATACTATTGGGTCTTCTAACCTTCTTTTACGGTCTTCTTCAGCTTTAGAGAAGATTTCTATGCGAATATTATTCTCCATAGTATCATAAGGCGCTGCAATTAGCCAAGTGTTATGGTCTAAATATGAGGTGCCAAGATGTAGGTAATCTTCCTCCTTGTAACTTCCACCTATAGACCTCATGTACTGATAACCACGGTCAATACCTTTGAATACAAATGGGAATCTAGAGAAATACTCAACAAGCCGTTTGGTCATGTCCTTAGACATTCTTGAATCTATTCTCGCAGCTTCAACCCAACTGACGTAGTTAAGATTTAAAGAGTTCAAAGCGTTAGAAGCCTTTGCTATTTGTGACACATTCTCACTTGGAATGAATCCGCTGAAGGTCGATATTGGACCACAATACAAATTGTACTTCTTCAGGATTGCAAAGAAATCCTCGTAAGTTACAACCAGTGCATCAGGATACGATTCTTTAATCCAGGATGTTATTTCGTTAACCTTCTTCAGGTCTAATTTCTCTGGACCTAAAGCTGACTTATACTTCTTAGACTCGAGAATAGTCCTAAGGGTATCTGCATTCTTAGTTCCACCCAGACCTGCTGTTTCCAACTTATCAAGCTCCTCTTTGATTTGCTCGGAATTGTCAAAGTCTTGATTGCCTTCTACGTACTTCTTATAGTACTCCATAGATGCTGTTACTAAGGCTAAACGTAACGCATCTGCACTCAATTTCTCCATACTATGATAAATGTTCTTTAATATCAATCATGTATTTTATACCTTCAATTATCACACATGCTAGCCCGCCAACGAGCATAATGAAGTATAATGCAACAATTAATGGTTCCCAACCAGTCCCATAATCACTTCTATTAAGATTAAAGCTAAGCCTATTAGGCTTGTTATTAATAAAAGCTCTATCATAGGTTGGTTTGTCTACACGTAGTTTAAACTGATTGTCTCTACCGTCAGCTATTAGTGTAAGCTCATATACAGTATGCGTCTGTTGATTAACTGTTTCGGTATAACAGTCCTTAGCAACTACTGTAGTCCACACAGGTTTGTCAATACAGGTTTCTTTAACTAAGTTAGATTTACATCCTCCTAGTCCTACTAAGCACACCACCAGCCATATTACTATCAAAGTTGCATGTCTGAAAGTGTTAGCTGGTGGTCTCATATCAACAATTGTCGGCATCTTCTGTCAATAATTTAGTTGCCTTATCCATTCCTAACTCGTAAGCTTCAGCAATTAATACTGCCGCACTTGCTATAGAAAGCTTACCACCGTTGTCCTCTGCTACGTTAGCTGCATTTTCAAGCAGCTCACTTAAAGTTTCTACCATAATTAAATACATTTAATAGTTAATAATCTAGTAGGGTAGGTGAGACTCGAACTCACACGCCCGAAGACACTTGGGCCTAAACCAAGCCTGTCTGCCAATTCCAGCACTACCCCATTGTTACTTCATCAAGTTAATAAATTCATCTTCATGTCCCTTATAGTATCGCTGGAGATATGCAATATACACAGCTTCGTCCTTAACTATTTGAGGGAATTTGGATTCAAATTGTTCTACTTTCTCTTCTCCTACTATACTTACATGAAAGTCTCTAGGTGTGTTATCCACCTTAGTTGCAGACATTAATAAGACTAATAGGAATACCAATAAATGTTTCATTTAGTTGTTAATAAAAGGAGAGCGAGATTACTCCCGCCCTCCAAGGTTTATTTGTTGTCCTTCTTCTCCGTAGAATAGTCCTTACGGTCAAGTTCCCACTCATACTCACACATCTGAGTAATTGCTTCAAGCTTCTCTGTACCCAGAACGAGTTTGAGAGCATTTACCAATCTTTCAGCCGGAGTTTCCACAACAGCTTTCTTGGATGCGAGTCCAAGTTGACGTTGATAAGATTCAACGCTAGCTTTGATATGGAACGATGTTACATGGGTTTCTTCTGTAAAGATGAGTTTGGATTTGGTTGATTCAACGATTTCAGCCATAAATGCCGGAGCAATTTCAGCTTCTTGAATGTAGTTACATACTTCACTCAAATCATCGTCGATTGTATATCCTTCTTCAGCGGTGAAGGTAGAACGGATGAATTTCTCCGCAGTTTCAGCGTCCAGGCAGTCCATAGTAATCACAGAGCCGATTCTCTTACCTCTCAAGAAGGTAGGTTCAATCAATTCAATGTGATTAGTAGTGAACAAGGTGATTACGTTCATATCTTTGGTATCACCACCGTCCAGAGTATTCAGGATGTCTTGCATTGCAGCATCTCTGTTACCTCTAGTTACTTGGTCAATATCTTCAACAAATACGACAACACCATGACCCGAACGGTCAACAACTTTACACATGCGCAGAGTTTCTGCAAGAAGAGAAGGATTCTTCAAATACACGAATGACCAGCCGTTTGTCACAGCATCTTTAGCCAGCTTAAATGCCAGCAAGGTCTTACCTGTACCATATTTACCTTCCAGCAAACAACCGTACTTCAATGGAATACCTTTAGCCAGACATTTCTCCGGATACAAGATTCTTGAACGTAGCGGTTGCAATTCAAATTCAGTCTTCTTAGAAAGAACCATGAATTGTTTCTCAATGCCGGCAAGTGTCATGATAGTAGGTTCAGACAGATTGCTGATTTCCAGTGCTTGATTCTTGTAGATAGACTCCGATGCTAACAGCTCTTTAGTTCTGTCAACAATATCATCAATCAATGACTGGTATTTGAACTGGCATTGTCCTTTAATAAGGAGCAAATGACGGTCATTGTCATAGTTGATGTTGATTTCAGAATCTTCTCCCAATTCTTCAAGGCTGATTTTACCAAACGGAACCTTGGTACGAGAACCGTCTGCCAGAACAACGTCTACGGTATCAATATTGCTGTTTCCAGAAGGACTGTTATCCTCCTTACTAACGGCAGAACCGAAGATTTCATTGATTGCTCTGTTCAACTGATATACACCGTCCGGTTTCCAACAAAGCAGCGAGTATTTGAAACTTGCCATTTTCTTGGACTGTTTGATTTCACCTTCGATGAATCCCAGAGCATCAGCATACTTCACGTTGCTTTGGAGCACTTCAATCATTCTCTGTTTCTGAGTTTCCTCGTACTTGTTAACTCTCTGCTTAATAGCAGCTGTAGTTCCTTGCGGAATAATGTTCTTTGCCATTACTTAATTAGGTTTATTAATCTTATTTACTTCTTTAATGATTGCCTCACAATTCTCTCTTGTTGTAGTTAAACAACCAAGTTGAATAATAGAACCGTCTTGAGTGATAGTCAGGTTCTTCTCTTCGATTGTTTCCCTACATAGACCTCCTCTGATAATTCTTTTAATGAGTGGAAAGGGTAATATAGTATTCTTACAGAATATCATATTCTTGCCTTCCACATAAATGACATCGTAGCCGTCAATGCTACCTACTACCTTACTCATTCGATTCAACTATTAACTGTGTGGGCCCGGCCGGACTTGAACCGACAACCTCCTGATTATGAGTCAGTTTCTCTAACCGATTGAGATACGGGCCCCGAACGCCCATGTTTACTCACAATTAACAGTTCTCAAAGAGTAGTGTTGTTAGTGACTTCATGATAAATTCTATTTTAAACTGAAATAATTAGTAGTTGGGCTACCAGGATTCGAACCTGGGCTACAAGAGCCAAAACCTTGTGTGACTACCACTACACCATAGCCCAGTAAAAGGAGTCCGAAGACTCCTAAACTAACTTATCGAATATCATGGGTTGTATTGACATCCATAAATTCGCTAGCATTTCTTGCTCTGCGTCAGATGCTTCATCCCAATGTGATACGTACAATTTCTCCGTTCGTTCATTCCTATAAGGAACTTTAAATGAACGGTTAATGCGTACACTGTGTGCGAATAGGTCTTTGTCGAAATCAATAGCCCTAAGCGTCTTCTGGAAATCGTTGAACTTATTATTAGGGTCATCGACATCCCTAACAGACATTCCAGAAGGAAACGGGCCGTTACCATGCCTTGTTATATAAGGACGAGTTACATAACAAGTTTGGATTTCTTTACGTATACCTGCTTTCCGCAACAGCTCGTAAGCGTTTTGTGAAGTTGTATTAGACGGAGTACAATAAGGCATTATGCCGAATCTTTGGTCAAGCAATATTCCCTGTGAACCTTCAAACACTAGGTTATCATAATTCAACAAGCAATCTTCATTAACCGTACCTGTATGTAAGAAATAAGCATGTGCTAACCTACACCAGTTGTCTAGGTCTATCGAAGGATATTTACTAGACATGTTGTAATAGTTATCCACTATGGCATTTAGTTTCTCACGCAGTATGTAAGGATTCATACAATCTACAACTGTTAAGCTGTATCCTGCCTTAACTCGGTCCAAACAAGCTTTAAACCCTGTACCTACAGTACCATGTCGTAAGTTCTCTTCGTTATTAACTTGGGAATAGACATCGAAGGGAATTACAACTTGGCAGTGAGGGTGATACTGAACAATGGGATGAACTCCCATTTTAGCTAAGTCTGCACCCTCCAACATAGAGGTAATTGGGTCTACAGTACAGTATTCGGACCAGTACGTCGGCACTCCAAGTAAGGTTCCGCTGCCAAAGTTACTAAAGGTATGCATTATGTCTCCATGCTTTACAGTATGTCCTACTTGATGTCCACCACTAAACCTGACTACTAATACAGACTCTCGCTTACCTATGTACTTGTTACATAAGTTGTGAACTGTCTGTCCCTTACCTTCGTCTCCAAAGAATGTTCCTAATACAATACTAACCATTTCAGTTTAATAAAATTTGTCATTACTATCAGACGGCACATCTTGCCATTCCTGACTAACAGAAGCACTAGGAGCTAAGCCTTCAACAGGCTCCTCATAGTTCTCTTTAATTGCGGTGACAATCACCTTGTCTACTTCTCCAGATGCACATGTCAATACATTCTGTCCAAGTAAAGTCTTCCAAGATTCAGCAACCCTTGAGCCATGACTGGCATTAGTAATGTGAATGTGGAATACATGGTACTGTTCCTTTGCTTTGTCAAGAGCTTCTTGACAAGTAATGGTTTTAGCACCTTTTTGATACCCTAGAACACGTTCTAAGTAACATCCCTCTACCTTATCGAGATTTGGTTCATCTCCAATAGTAAATAAGAATCCCTTAGTGTGTCTTTCAAACCAGGAATCAGTTTCAGTATGATAACCCGCTACGATGTGAGATAGTAGATAGCTTTCACCTCTATTACCTCCTCCTCCACCTTCAATCACGAATGACTGTAAAGTGTCAAGGATTTTAGCTGTATCAGACTCAAACTGACCAATTTGAATTGGATATCGGTCATAAACGTGGTCCCCAACTGCCATAAACATGATTTGTGGGTCACGCACACCTAGTTGAATGAGAGAGTCCATAATCTTAGGGAATTGGTCTCTAATCATTTCATAAGGTGTGTCCATCATTGAACCAGTAACGTCTAGAGCAATGATTATCGGAGTAGAGAAAGGATGTTCTTTAGAATCACGAGATTCACGAACACCCACGTTAACCATTTCTTGCCTTATCTGCGTGTTATACTGCCTAACATTGTTGTTAAGCGATGCAGCAGTATTACATGCATTAATGGCATGGCTCTTAAAGAGTTCATCCCTAGTGGAGGTATATAAACCCCTACTGCCGGCCTCTACATCATAAGCAATTCTAGAATAACTACCTGCTCCCATAAATTATTCATTTACAGTTGCAGCAGCGTCATCTTTCACGTCATCCAAATTAATGGATTCTGATGCATCAGCGGGAAATTCTTCTGCATCGACTTGCATAGCTAGAGCAAGTTCAATCTTTGCAACACGCAGTTTACGTGCCAATTCATGTCTTGTTCTTACCCATTCAGCCGGATTCAGTCCTTCTCCCGGATTCAAAGAGTCTCTTGATTTAACAGCCAGGTCATTGTGTTTGTTGATTTCTCCCTGAATGCGGAGTACTTTCAACTTACAATCCTGAACAAATCTGTCTTCCTCGATTTTAGCCAATTCATACAGATTCTGCGCTCTTGCATCAAGTACACTTTGTCCACTCTTACTTAATTTCTCTTTAAAACTGCTCATTTACACTTACATTTAACATGTTAAATTCAATAAGCATCTCTATGTGGTAATTTATAATCTAACTGTAATCATCTAGGATTACAATCGAGCCGACTGTCAGATTCGAACTGACGTGGAGTTTCCTCTCGTGATTACAAGTCACGTGCAATCAACCACTATGCGAAGTCGGCATAAACAGGAGACGATGTTACCAAGTGTGCTGACATCTCCTTCGTAAATCAAAGAAAGCGGTGCATACGAGATTCGAACTCGTGATATCCACCGTGACAGGGTGGTGTCCTGGGCCACTGAACGAATGCACCATGAAGCTTGCTTAACCTACCCTCGAAACCTATGCTTGGACTTGCAATCAGTTATTCAGATATTGTCCCTTCCCGCTAGCTGAGTCATTCTCTTACTGTAATCGTGTGTCCAACTCACAATCACTATTCAGATGTGCCAAATGGGACATGGCAATTCATAGAAAGTGGGTGCTAGCCGTTTCTATCCCACCATTGCGTACTACAGTGCTAGCTACCGTCTAAGCTCCTATCCCTTACGTCGCCTTAGAGTGTACATGATTATTATTGCCTAACCAGTTACCTGATTGGAAGGATTATGTACGAGGTACAGCTAACGGGACTCGAACCCGTATTTTATGCTTGAGAGGCATATTACCTAACCAGTTAGTAGATAGCTGCGTGTTAAATAGTCGTGAGTAGTTAATTGCAACTATGACAAAATTAAGATTAAAGCCAAAGACCAGCCTATTGCTATCTAGGGCAAAGTCAAAGGAATTTTTGTAACTTCGCAATAGACTGACAGGGTTTGAATTAATAATACTTAATTATGCTGGAAATCGTCCCTGTATGGAATACAGAACACGATTAATTTGTCGACAATGCATCGACTAGAGTCTTTGATGCAATTCATACTACTCACGCAAAGCTATGTTAGAATCCAATGAGATTCAAGACTATAGCACCTATTTATCTGGATTGGAAATCTTAGTTAGCAATTCATAAGTTGCTTGTAACTCATTAGGAATTACTATCTTAAGTTCCAATAGTTTCTTACGTTCTTCAACTTTCCAAGTTTCACATTGTTGAGACAGGGTTTTGGCATCCAAATTGAATCTATCAACAGCTTGTTTATAAGCCTGATTGACTTCATATTCAGAATCCTTTACCATTTTATCAATCTTAAACTTAATCTTATTAAGTCTGGCTGATATGTCTCTGTGTTTCTGCTGTAATGCAAAGAATGTATTCTCTACCTTATCACTACTAACAGACGGGTCATACGAGTACACGATTGTGTCAGTGCCAGAACCTTCAACCTTAGTAGGATTAGTATAGGCATCCATTAAAGCTCTACGGGCGTTTGCAAACGGACGCATTGGATGAATATACTTACCAATAGCAGATGCTTCTGCTTCTAGTCTGTAATATTCCATACGTTCTGCAATGCTCAATGAAGCAATTGCTTCCTCTTCGGTAAGGATATGACCCTTAATCGGGGTGTCCAACTTGAATCCAGCTACATCTGTAGCATATACATCCCAAGTGTACCTGTTAATAATTTCAAGTTCTTCTTCTCTAGCCTTAATAGCTTCACGAATCCATGCGCAGAAGGCATTCATATTAGCAACTTCTTGAAGTAATGCAGGTACATTATCAAGATATGCCTCATTTCTACCTGTCTTTACAGTTCTGGAGTTACCTCCACTTAACAAGCTAATATTGACATTCACAAATCCTACAGAATCTAAAGCTTGTCTATTAGATTCCACTGTCTCCTTAGCTATATTAGCCAGGTGATTGGCAGAAGTTTGGGTTAATCCCTTCTCGCCAAAGAATACTTTGTTACATTCTTTCATAAGCTGTAATTATTAATTCATTACTAATGCACTGGATAGGGGATTCGAACCCCTGTTTACGCATCGAAAGTGCGTCGACCTAAACCACTAGTCGAATCCAGTATACCTTATTAAGCTTTCCAGAATACAAACTTATTGCCTTCTGGACATCTTACATACTTCACATCAAAACCATTCTCTCGATATAGAGGTTCTACATCTAACCAATGGTTCTTAATTACTTCTTCTTCAGTTAAACCTTCAGATGCTACATAGGCTATTACATCTGATTGCTTAAATTCAGAAGCTTTACCACTCCAGTTCTTAACTATTAAAGTATTAAAAGCTAAGATAACTGCATCAGGAATAGATTTTAAATCTATACTCCTCAATTCTCTTGAATTTAATACCTTCACCATAATTCTAATAATTAGGTTAATAATGATTTTCGCAAACTCTTATTAGCCAGCGCGGAGAGTGCTGGATTCGAACCAGCGGAACCCTTTTGAGGTTCGGTCCCTTAGCAGGGGACTGGTTTAAGCCACTCACCCAACTCTCCAATCCACAGAAGACTTATTTATGCTATATCAATCGCTTATGATTACCTCAATGCTGTAAGTCTTCTTAGAAATTCACTGTAAAAGGATTACTTTACAGGAGGAAAATTATCACCTTTAGCTGGTGATTCTTCTGGCTTCTTGCCAGTGATTATTTGCTTAAGCGAATCTGCAATAGGCAAATTACGGGCAATTTCCAAACTCGGAGCAAGATTCTTAGCCATATTAGCCATGAACTGTCCAGCAGTGTTGGAATCACCATACACAGTAACATTACCAAGCTGGATATGTTCAAATACCTTAGCGTTGGCTTCAGCAACTTCCTTCCACCTGTCGGTCATTGCATATTGAACGATTGCTTCAGGATGCATACCTGATTTAATCATATGTTCGACTGCAAGAGCCGGAGCCATTTCCATTGCCTGTTTCTGTTCAGCTTCTGCCATTAAAGATGCTTTCTTACCTTCAGCTTCAGCAAGAAGTTTCTTCTTGGTACCTTCAGCTTCTGCTTCCAGTTGCATCTTAGTAGCATTTGCTTTAGCTTCTGCTGCTTTCAAGATTTTAGCTGCTTCCGCTTCTGCTTCAAGAATGGCTACACTCTTAACAGCTTCTGCTTCAATTTTAGCTTTCTCTTTGGCTTTCTCGGCAGGTATAATTACTTCAGCTTTAAGCTTAGCTTCTTCAGCTTTAGCTTTAGCTTCGTTAACTTCCACCTGACGTTCTTGCTCTGTTTTAGCAACTGCCATTTGAGCTTCAACTTTAGAAGTACCAGCTACTCTTTCTGCTTCAGCTTTAGCTTTCTCTGCTTCTCCCTTAGCTTTGGAAACTTCAATAGTAGCTTTCTGTTCAGCTACTCCTGCTGCTTTCTCTGCTTCAGCTGCCTTTTGACGGGCTTCTGATTCATACTGTGCAGTTTTAGCTTCCTTTTCCTGTTGTGCTTTAACAGTTTCAGCTTCTTGGTTTTGTGCTGCTACTGCCATACGAACTTCCTTCTCTGCTTCTGCTTCTGCCTTAGCGGCTTCAGCTTTGGCAGTAAATTCTGCTTCTTTAGCAGTTGCATAAGCTTGCTGCTCTGCAATCTTAGCAGCTCTTAATGCTTCTTGCTCGGCAACTTTGGATGCTTCTTCAGTTTGGGCTGTAGCCACACCAATTTCACGTTCCTTTCTTTGCTCTGCAACAGCAATTTGCTGCTCCTTATGCTGCTCGGCCAATTGAGTTTCTTTCTCTTTAGTGGTCTTAGCAATAGCAACTTCTTTCTCCCTGTTAGTTTCAGCCACTATAGTTTCTTGCTCCTTAGTAGCTGCTGCAATTGCAATCTCCTTCTCTCTCGTAGTTTGAGCTATCTGGATTGCTCCTTTCTTCTCTTCTTCTGCGATATCAGCTTGTGATTGCGCTCTTGCTTTAGTCTCTTCTTTCTTACCAAGATTATCAATATATTGAGCAGCATCTTGAATGTCACTGATATTGATATTCATCAGATAAAGACCAAGTTTGTTCAATTCTGTATTGATATTGTCTCTAGCTTGAGCTAGGAACTTGTCTCTGTCAGAGTTAAGCTCTTCAATAGTCATCGAAGCAATAACAAGCCTCATCTGACCATAAACAATATCTGAAATCAAACTTTCTTTAACGTCATCATCAGCACCTAGTAAGCGATTAGCAGCATTCTGCATAATCAGCGGTTCTTGGCTAATAGCAACAGTTACAGTGGTAGGGATAGTTACACGAATATTTTGAGCTGACAAAGCATTCTTCAATACAAGATTCAATTGAATCGGCTGCATTGACATTACTTCATAACCCTGTATAATCGGCCATACAAAAGCTGCACCACCATGATAAACTTTGGCAGTTTTAATTTCAACTTCTCTGTCAACCAGATTACCTTTAGCGTCGCGTTCGCTAACTTTCTCTTTGTGAGAGCCTGTTTTACCATAAACTACCAACAATTCGTCAGATTTACATTTACGGTAGCGGGATAGAATCCCAATGATAGTGATGATTGCAACTAGTACAACTACACCAACGATAATTAATGATGTCATTTCCATCTTGAAATTAGTATTAATCTATGTATAATTTATTGTCTTCATATTTACGAATCGTTACTGGCTCATTGACAGGATATATCTTCTTATTAAGAGATACAACTTCTACTTCTCTCAATGCTCCACTTATGTTCACGGATGCCAAATGGCGCCCTTCACCTAAATGTACATAGATAGTAGCAGTTCTGCCAACTAAGTTAGTCTTCGGTTCGTCTTTAGGAAGGTTCTGCAATTTCATACAGAACTTATATAAATGATACAGCATAAATACAAATACAAGACCTATAAAGAATCCTATTAACCAATCAATCCAGGTTACTTCATAACCTAATAATTGCTTAATAGATGTCCATCCTCCGAATCCCATGAAGAAATGGATAAATCCTTTAAAGGATACAACATCACTAACATCAAAATCAGCATCACCATCAAAGTCTACATCGACATCGAACTCCCCAGCAACCCATGATATTATGAATTGTAGGATAAATATACCATAGGCGATGCCTCCTAAGATATAATACAAGTTATTGTCCATCTTACTAATAATTATTTAATCTATTAAAGTGGGGCGAAATGGAGTCGAACCATTATCTCTGGATTTTCAGTCCAGCGCGAACTGACCACCTGCGCTACCGCCCCATACTGCCTACACATACGTCTTCACTGGATTTTATGCTTTATTACGCCAGTTGCTTTGGACAGTCTAAATCCTTCGGTGCTGTACAGCTATACATATATTAACGAGGCCTCAACATTAATTAATTAAGCTGCCATCGCACCTACTCCCATTACTTCGTCACGCAACGTACCCTACATTCCACTTTAGGATTTTCACCTAACCACATCCTCGGCATTCCGTTTCAAGATAAAATATAACTCTGCTGAATAAGTCAAACCAAACAGGAAGATTTATGATACGTTTATACCTAAACAGCAGAATTGGGTGACATACGAGACTTGAACTCGTAACCCTTAGAACCACAACCTAATGCTCTGCCAATTGAGCTAATGCCACCATATTGAGTTATTGCAACTCTAATCCTTCTTTTAGTGCCCTAGTATATGCCATTCTAGCAAAGAATAGTTCAGCTACAGCCATAACTACTGGCTCTGCTAACTCTTCGGCTTCTTCAGCTCTTTCTTCTTTGGGCTTAGATTCTACATATTCCAGTAATTCCAACACAGCTCTATTAGCTTCGACCAGGCGACTATAAGCAATGCGAACTTGTTTATAGTTCTTATATCTTTCTCGATATGGTCTTATTGCATTCCATGAATATGAAGCAGCTACTATTATTGATATGGCACATAGTACCATAAATCCGAAGGGTTCTCCTTTAGACCATGCTGAATAGATTTGACACAATACAGCACCCAAACATAGATTCTGTCCTATAAAGAGGGACAATAAGAACCAATAAGCTGAAAAGGCTTTCTTTGCTTCATCAAGTAATGATGCTGACTCCTTTAGCTTTTCTTGTTCAGCTTTTAATGAGTCAATTGACACTTCCATAGCTTCTCCTTCGTCTGAATCTTTAAGGCGTTCATATTCCTCTTCACTAATCTTGGTTATTTTCAAATCTTCTAATTCTTCTCGATTCATTACCTTTCAATTTAAGTTCAACAATCTGTGGACCTGATGAGACTCGAACTCACGACCCTCTGCGTGCAAGGCAGATGCTCTAGCCAATCTGAGCTACAGGCCCATATTTAGCCACACTATCGTAGGGCTATCAGCTCCCAACGTCCGACTGATTACGGAAGGTTACCTACCGGTCTGATAACCTATAAAATGCACAATTACTTAGTCATGCCCCAACTGTTCTTGTCAGTCTCCGACTCCAACCCATAGCATGTTATAGAACTCTACATGCATACCCTCCTCATTGTGCACTATTTTAAACCTATCATTTCAGCAATTTCTTCAAATGAATAATTCAGAAATAGTCTATCCATATCTGCATCAGATTTAACCCATTTAGGTCTAGGATATATAAGAGTAGGAGAATGTCCTCTCTCATGTAATCCATACACTACTTCCTTCTTACCTTTAATAAGACGAAGGTCAATATGCTCTGACATAGAAGAATAAAATCCTATATTAGAATCCTCTACATATGTAGAACCCTTCTTAGACATTACCTTGCGATAAGGTTTATACCCTTTACTAATTAAATACTCTATGAACCCAATCATGTTAACCACTATTAGTACTCCAAGTAGGATTCAAACCTACGACCCACGCCTTAGAAGGGCGTTGCTCTATTCACTGAGCTATTGGAGCATCATCAGAAGGCAAATTGAACTACATGACACAGTAAAAGTGCTGATGCCTTCTTATATTACCCATTCAGTTATTCTAGATTAAGTAATTCTCTTGTCTCTTTCTTAAACTGTCTCCTATTATAGCGTTCTCCTTTACATATAGGACAACTACAAGGAGTACTGGTTGTTTTATAGGCAAACGTATATTTAGAATTATATAATTCTGTCCAATGTCTACCTCTTGCCGTTTTATCTGGATTATACCAGTAGGCAGCGTGGAGTTTAATCCTAGTAATATACTTCTGGTCTTTCCTTAGGTTCCTCCACTTTTTGTTTCTTTGGATTAGTGATTGTTTCAATTCCTCCGTTCTTAGTTCTTCCATCGTCTCTACCATTAGTGTTAATAATGTCTTGAGACGGGTTGTAGCCGGTTCCAACAAACTTCTTCATATCCAATCCTGTTAAATTAATTCCTTTCATACGATAATTTTACAATCTGTTAAATACTGCATGTTCTTTTAACCACTCTTGATAGAGCTTATCATCATAGTTACCTGAATACTCCCAATGAAATCTACTACATTCTATAGTCTTTAGTAAGAACTTCATCACAGACCTTGTATTAGCCTTCTTTGATATAGATGAAATGTAAAACTTCTCTTTATCAAAATCATAGTATCCTCGTAATACCACTCGGCGAGAATTTTGTCTATTTAAGTAAATTCTTGCCAACAACTTGGAGTTATTGTCTACATATCGAGTAGGTATGAATTTATAAGCCATCTGATTCAGCTAGCAATAAAGTAATACCAACACAATAGGCATTATTAACTGCATTCAGCCTCTTCTTAAGTTCCTTCTTAGCCTTTCTGGGCAACTTAGGATACTCTGCATATAAATCCTGTTCAGCGGCTCTGCTTGCTTCACTTAATTGCTCAAGTAAAGCATTAACATCTTCGTTAGTTTTGTAATCCTTAAGAAGGACTCTAACTAATGTGGGACGTTTCACCATTTCTCGCATTCCAGATTCGTACACTCTACAAATCTGGTTTCTACTTAACGCAGACACTCTCCTTAATTTCACTTTAAACTTCATAGTACATTCAAATTAGTTGAGGAAGCAGAGGGATTCGAACCCCCGGACCCCGAAGGGCCTCTGGTTTTCAAGACCAGTGCAATCGACCAACTCTGCCATACTTCCAATTAATAAGCACGCCCTGCACGACTCGAACATGCAACACACCCAGTTTTGGAGACAGGGGCTCTACCGATTGAGCTAAGGACGCATCGATTCTAGATTGTGGAATCTTTAAAGATGTAATACAGTACTACTAGCACTATAGCTCCCACAATGTAAGCACCAAAACTATGCATAATCTTATAATTTAATGTTAATAATGCGGCAAGTGCAGGACTCGAATCTGCGACCAATTGGTTAACAGCCAACTGCTCTACCACTGAGCTAACTTGCCATAATGTTTAATTGACCTATCCCGATTGCATCGGAGTTAATCCCTATGGTAAGGAACTACTCCTGTTGGTGTCCAAGCATAGCTATTTGCAGCTATTCTAAAATACCAACGAACTGCTTTCTTAATTAACTTAAATAGTCTCATAATACATCAGTTTTAGTCAATAAATAAGTAATCTAAATAAACCACTCTATCTTCACAGACTGAGTGGTCAAACTCGTTCTTTGACATCATGTACAATCTTAGTACATATGTGACTCCGCTGCGATTCGAACGCAGGACCCCGATATTAAAAGTATCGTGCTCTAACCAGCTGAGCTACGGAATCATCCGCAGAAGGCGCGTTATCAAAAACATGTAAACTGTACAATGATTAGTGCTGTACGCCTTCTTATGTTTCACTAAATCGAGAGTGGGCTGACGGAATCGAACCGTCCTAACCGCTTTTGCAGAGCGGCCCCTAAACCTCTCGGGCAAGCCCACATATCAATACGACTTATGGGCTTAACTATGAAACAGGTTAATCAAATCATAAATTAAAAGTTGTTGGGTTGATTGTTGAGTTGATTTGATGATTGTTTAGTGAAACTATATATTATTGTGTTAATTATGGTTCTTATTAAAACTACTCTATTCTCACGAACGGAGTAGTTGTCCACATTTATTATTATGGGATTATCAGCATCCTCTCTTGGATGCTACAGGGGGTCGGGATGACTGGATTCAAACCAGCGACCTCGTGGTCCCAAACCACGCATTCTATCTACTGAACTACATCCCGGACTACAGAAGTCTCTTAGTTTAATTAAAATCATAAAATATGAAACACTTTCTTTCGTGCCGTAAGACTTCTTATTCAAAGCTATTGAAAATTGTTGTATTGTGGGTGTACTTGGACTTGAACCAAGGACTTACACGTTATCAGCGTGTTACTCTACCACCTGAGTTATACACCCATCATCAGAAGACAATAGATTCATTTACTTATGCCAACATACAGGAAATTGCTGTTTGTCTTCTTAGCATTCTGAAAATGCAAATGTACAATGATTGTAGTTGCGGTCGGACGATTCGAACGTCGTCTCTGGGTTATGAGCCCAGTAAGCTACCATTGCTCCACCACCGCAAGTGCCCCATGTTGGACTCGAACCAACGCCATACAAGTTTAGAATTTGCTCTTCTACCACTGAAGTAATGGGGCGACAGAGGGTTTTACGAGATTACCCACAACTCATCAACTATTCGATAATTTGATTCCACTGTTCAAGTGTAAGTTCCTTGACTACTATGCCATTTAGTTCAAATGGAGTATATTGGTTTCCATTCTCTTCTACAAGGATTAACCATTCGTAGCCACGTTGCTTGCTATGAGTTCTAATAATCTCCTTAATGGTTTCGATGCCAAAAGGAGTTAGAATCTTCTGCCCTTCTCTGTAAAGATACCTCTTGTTGAGGTCTTTTAAATCCTCTAATGTGGTTAAATGAGGATTAGGGTTCTTAGTGATAACTACATGGTCATCTCCTACACTAACATAATAATCTCGTTTGTATATCATTCTCTTACTAATTTAAGTTTCTTGAACATGCGACCGTCATCTTGTAATGCGATTGCTGTTAATTGATTGTCAAGGTCTGGTTCATAGAATGAAGAATAGTCCTTATTTACTAAGTCTAATCTTACTTTCCATTTGTCTAAGTCTGCATATAAGTAGATTAAATAGCTATTATTCCACTCTTGATTAGGATGTTCTAATAACCACTGTGCTACTGCATGACCTCCTTGTACACAACCATAAACTGCATCAAGCTTCTGGTCTATCAGCACATACAACCTCTTCATCAGAATATGTATCAATCAGTGAATCAACTCTTTCTCGGAAATACTTCTCTCCGCTATACATCTTAGAATAACCACACCAACCTTGAGTTTCAAGTGATTTCCATTCTTTGATAACTTTAGCGAGATACTCGTTCATAGCTTCTCCGATTAGTTTATGCTTTAATATGTAATAAGCTACATACATTGCATGTAATCTTCCTCTGTTGTAATAAACTGATGAGCAGTCATTAATGTTTTTAGCTGCCTTCTGTGCTTTTACTAAATTCGCGATTTCTTGTTTAAATTGTTTAATTGTTGCCATAATAGTTAATTGTTAATAAGTTAATAAAATAAATTGCCTTAATTAATAATCAACTATCTTATGGTGGCTTGTAAGTAATCTACCGCATAATCATTTCCCTTTAATTTGTTTACACATGTTAATAAACTCATCATCCGATTCACATATAATCGGATTCGTTTCCTTGAGATACATCTCCAGATAGGCTTCTTTAGACAAATCGTCCACGTCATCCGGATACACACCATGTACATCATATGACATATGAGAACCCCAGCAACTAAGCCAATCAGCATCCTCAAATGTAGTACATATACACACACTTAACCCAGCATCCTCTAGTTTCTTACGAAGTTCTGGAGTATTCTTCTTAATAAGACAGTGTTCACTCATGGATTTAATACACATAAACCACCTTTTTCGGAATCTCTAAGCACATACTTAATACCTGGAATACCAGGACCTGATACCTTATAAATGGTTAGTTCGTTAATAAATTCATACTGCACTCTGTTGATTTTATAATCTCCATTAGTAGCAGCAGACTCATTAATTGATGCTTTACTTGTGGTTGCAAATAATGCCAAGAAGGTAAATACTCCACATAATCCACCAATAACACCTGCCTTAAATGATGTCTCTTTCATAATCTAATCTATTATTAATAATGAGCGGGATAACAGAATTGAACTGTCATCTTCAGCTTGGAAGGCTGTTATAATAACCATTATACGAATCCCGCAGTTTACTTCTACTATTCTCTCGAACCATAGAAGGGTTTGTCGAGTTTGACCTCAACAGATATTGTATTTAATTATCGCAGTGTGAGTGGGCATGGTAGGATTCGAACCTACTCAGCCATAGGCAACGGTTTTACAG